ATAATGAATCAGGCGTTCCAGGCAACGGTGGTGGACACCGCCAAGTCGACGCCCTTGAAGCCTCTCCTGCTCAAACTGGACGAGAGCTTCATAAACAACCTCCTCATCATCACCCCTCCAAAGCAGATAGATGACGAGAAAAACCGAGACGCGATCAAGGCCGTGGCCAACATACTGGACCTTGATCTGCTCGTGTTCGAGGAACTGAACCGGGACTACCTGGCAGAGGGTGAAGCGGATCGTTGGCAGACAGATTTAGACTTCGATCCCTTGGCTGGAGACTTCCTGTTCGACGCACTGGACCAATCAATGGACAACTTGATACGTCAGGCCAGGACTGACCTTGATCGTAAGGAGACTAATCCCAAACTGGGCTTCGACGCTGACACAGGAGTGACCATACTGAACCAGGATCCCCGTTGGATCTACATCAGGGAGGGTGCGTCAGGCAACTACGTGAGGATGGAACTGCAACAGGGCTACAACTATTCCATAGATCACAACCAGAATGGCAACGAGATAATCGGCTTCGAGATCAACCCCGACGGTGGCAGTATCAACAACCGCATAACCATAAACCAACAGAACTAATGTTTGAACGAATCCTATACATCATAACATACTGGCTGTTTGCCATCATGGTGTGGATGGCGGCCACGCCGGCCAAGGCCTTGGATATCCTAATCTATCATAACAACTATGCATACACTGACACCAAGGCTGGACTTGAAGCACAAGGCCACACAGTGACAGGCTCAACATCAACCACGGTTGCTTCAGCATCAACCCTGGCAAACTATGACGTGGTGATAGACCAACTCTACAACAACAACTGCGGATCAACCTGTCGTGCCAACTATGACACCTATGTCAAGGACGGTGGGCATCTGATAATTGTGGGTGAGAACTCATCCTTTCCTACCAGAAACTCAAACATTGAAAGCCTCATTGAAAACAAGTTTGGTGGCACATTGGATCTAAGTTCGGATGTGTATGGTGGAACACAATACAATACCTCAAACAACACGGTCAACACATCAGTCAGTGATGCCGACGATGGCGGACAATACATCTATGGATCAAGTATTGCCACAACATCAGATGGTTTATGGTTGGCAAAGACTTCCGGTGGAGCAATCATTTGGATGATGTGGCGTGGTGATGATTTACCGTCAGGCTACACGGGATCTGTGACAGTGACATTTGACATCAATCAGTTCCAATCAAATTATGATTCTGATGCTACATTTGAATATGTTGATGATGTGATGTATTACGGTGAGAATGGCACAATGGCAAGTTCTACACCCACGTACAGTTCAGCACCCACATCAGCACAACTACAGTCCAGGACTGACGCAAGGGGCATAACGTCGAACGGCAACGCCATATACGTACAGCAGAGCGGTGACAACATCGACTTGGACATCACACAGTACGACAACGACAACCTGGTGGCGGGCACCAGCACCACATCCAGCACCATGGCCAACGCCACCATAACCGGTGACGACAACACGGTCAACATCACACAGGGCAACAACGCGGGCTCGTTCAGTGACGACAACGTCACGCTGTTGGACGTCAACGGCACCAACAACTCGATCACGGTGAGGCAGGGTGACAACATGGATGACGCGGGGGGACATCGCAGTAGCACCAACGTGGTGGGCAACTACAACACGCTGGGCATCCTACAGGAGAACGACGGTGGGGTCGGTAGCAACGGACACTACATGGAGATCGACGTCGCGGGCAACAGCAACATCATGTACATGGACCAGAAGGACGACGGTGACAAGATGCTGTTCCTGGACGTGAACGGGTCAAGTAACGACGTGGACATCATACAGCAGGGCACCGGCGAGCACTTCCTGGACGTCACGGCGGGCAGTAACCAGACCATAGACGTACTACAGGACGGATCGGGATCACACGCGGCAACCATAGACATGACCGGCTACAGCTCAACGCTGGACCTGGACCAATCCGGATCAACGGACCAGACCTACTCGCTGACGCAGATCTGCACCAATGCCAACGGTTGCGGCACCACCACCGTCAACCAGAACTAATATATACGCACATAATAAAACTACGCACATAATTTAAATACTGCTATTATGGTCAGAGCGTTATTGATATCGTTGTTGTTCTGCGTGTCGGTACACGCCAACGACATCTACGTGGAGCAGGCGGAGGTGAACACCGAGAGTGACAAGGTGGCCCTGGAGACCAAGACCAAGACCCAGACCGGATCAACATTCCAACAACCCAATAGCGGAACCTCATTCGAGAAATCACTGATAGTGCCTACTACCACGCAGTACTGTTCGGTGGTGGCCGGTTGCTACGTCAAGGAATAGATGAGACGCACATACCTGATATTGATCCTACTCGGCATCGTGGTGCTGAGTGTGTCCAACATCTACCTGTGGAAGGACCGACAGCAGATGTGGTACCAGTTCAACCTACACCTGATGCTGGACGGTAGCAAACCCATATGATTAAAAAGATTTTAACACAGAACTAGATCTCATTAAATACACACATAATGAAAGACTTCTGGAACAAGTTCACCACGAGATTCGCCGTGCCCGTATTAATTGTGACACAGGTGATCACGCTGTACGATGGTTGGGAGTCACGTGTGAACGAAAGGTCGGATAGACAACAGTTGATAGACTGTATCGTTTCCCACGTGCATATCGTTGGTGAGGTACACGAATTGATAGATAATGATGGCAACAAGATAATTTTTGACGAAACAGAATTTGACGGCACAGTGGACCAAGAACATCTCGCAGAAATTGGGTGCCGTCAGTTTGCTCTTGGTTACCAGATCAGTGAACAGTTCACCACACAAAGAACAATGGACAGATGGTTGGGCAAAGTGTTTTACACATACAAAAATCACAAAGACAGATTCAGTGCTTGGTGGGAAATTAAGTTTAGACAAAAAATGTTAGAGGACATAAGAGGATGAAACGGATACTGACACACTGGACACTGGCATTTATAACCCTGGCTGTGCTCATGGCCTGGGGACTCAAGGATCCTTTCGTGAAAGAGACAGCAAGATTAAAAAGTTTTGACCTAATACAGAAATACGATACTCCCACTATGAGTGAGGATGTGGTCATTGTGGAGATAGACGAGAAGAGCATAGAACAGAACGGACAGTGGCCATGGAAGCGTACAGTGTTGGCTGACGTGATATGGAGATTGAGAGAAGCAGGTGCCGGCATAATAGTACTACCGATATTGTTCTCAGAAGAGGACAGGTTGGGAGGAGACATGGACCTGGCACAGGCATTGGTACAGAATGGAATTGTGATAGCACAGTCGGGCACCACACAGACGAACAAGAACGCGGTGCCACGAGGTGTGGCCAAGATAGGAGATCCCTTGCCCTGGCTGTTCGAATGGCCAGGAATGCTGGGACCGATACCCCTGCTGGGAGACAACGTGGACGGAGTTGGAGTTGCGAACACCACGCCCGAGATAGACGGTGTGGTCAGGAGATTGCCGTTGCTGATGAGGGTTGGAGATGAAGTGTATCCAAGCGTTGCACTGGAAGTTATAAGGGTCGCTGTTGGAGATCCCAGTTACCAAGTCAAAGCCAGCGAAGGTGGCGTGATAGCATTAAGGGTACCAAAATTCAAAACCGTCAAGACAGACCAGTACGCAAGGATATGGTTGCGATGGAACAAGCAGTTCCAAACGATCAGCATCACAGATGACTTTACGTCAGTGGCGGGCAAGACCGTCATAATAGGAAACACCGCACAGGGCATAAGCACCATAATAGCAACACCCAACGGTGAGCAGTACAGCCACACGGCCATGGCGGTCAGCCTACAGACCGTGTTGAACGGTGAGAACCTAGTGAGGTTGGACACGGCCACATTCCTGGAATATGTCGCGGCTGGCATATTAGCAATCATGATAATCGTATTGGCGGCTTTCGCACCCTACTGGTTGGTCGGTGCTGTGTTGTTGACTGTGTGGTCAGGAACGGCCTATGGTGCGTATTTCTACTTCGTAAAACATCTACAACTCTGGGACGCCAGTTGGATAATACTAGTGACCACGGTGACAGGATTCCATGCAGTGTTCAACAGGTTCGTCAAAGAGTTCAGCCTCAAACTACAGATAAAGAAACAGTTCGAACACTACCTGGATCCTGGCATGGTCAAGAAATTACAGAAGGATCCTTCACTGTTGAAACTGGGTGGCGAGACGAGGAACATGACATTCCTGTTCTGTGACATCCGAGGATTCACACCCCTCAGTGAGAAGTACAAGGGAGATCCTGCAGGACTCACAAGACTGATCAACAGGTTCCTGACACGCATGACAGATGTGATAATAGCAAACGGCGGAACCATAGACAAGTTCATGGGCGACTGCATCATGGCATTCTGGAACGCACCTATTGAAAACAAGAAACACAGAGAGGCGGCTGTGGCCGCGGCCATGGACATGATAGAAGCACTGCAACATCTGAACATGCAACTAGTCGCTGAAGGGTTCACAGATGAGATAAAAATAGGTATTGGAATAAACACAGGTGACGCACTGGTTGGTAACATGGGATCTGAACAGAGATTTGATTATTCTGTTATAGGTGACCCAGTCAATTTAGCATCCAGGTTGGAGAGTTCAAGCAAAACGCTAGAAAAGACATTGGTGATAGGTGAGGACACTAGACACACGATAGAGACTGTCTATCCATTCGAATACATCGACAGCATCACGGTAAAGGGCAAGACCGAGGCTGTTAAAGTTTATACTATTAAAAATTAATTTTTACCAGATAACCAATCTAACTCGTCTTCGTTATACGGCCACATGCTCATTCTCGAGGTGTTTATCATTTACAGCAACGACTTCTGATGTGTCCGGTGTTTCATCCCAACAGCAGTCGTCACGAGAAACACATTTGCTTTCTACATAAATCTTCTTGGTCTTTTTCTTGTCTTCGTACATTGTATTGTTTCCTTTTTGTAAATTATTGCTTGTAAATTTACTTATAGTAAACTTATATGGAAAATCCACGAAATCCTAGCCGTAAGGTGTAAACGGAGTAAATGTTTTGTAAATTTAAATTTACAAAATTTACAAAATTGAATTGATTATTTCTTGGTATCGCCCGTGGAATCAAACGATTCCGACTTGCTCTTGTATTTTGCCAATATCTCGTCCAGCTCGTCCGAACGTCCGGCTTTGACTATCTCTTCCTTGTACTCCAGCACCATGCTGAGTTTGGTGTTGAGCCTGATCATGTCATTGTCCAGCATGCGGATACGATCAACCAGTTTTATCAGTGTGCTTGAGGCATCACCAAGAACGGGTTTGATCTCTTCTGTCACCCATTTCCAAATGTAGTACACGAAGTAACCTAGACCCATCGCGGCCACGATAGGGAAGCCAAAATCCTTGATCATTGTCACTATATCGTTAGTCGCGTCTAGCATCGTTCTTGCCCTCGTTTGCGGCCAACCTGTCCGCGTTTGGTCTGATCTTCAAAACATAACTCAATAATGCGTCTATCTTGACCAGGTCATTGTTCATGGTTTGCACCCTGTTGTCCAGGGCTCCGATGATGGCCTTCAAACTGTTCACTGATCCGGTCACTGAGGCCAGGATGAACTTGAGCGTGATGAACACGAAAGCACCCGCGGCTATGGCACCCGCGATTGGGAAACCCACTTCTGCGATGAATGTCACGAAATCCATAATATACTGGTATTTATGAACCGCTAGTATTATGGTAAAACACCGATCTTAAATACTTTACATGAAATTCATTATGGTCATCCTCATATGCATCAGCGGACAATGTAACAACCTGTACGAGGAGCGCCTGTACGACTCAAAGGAACTTTGCGAGGCCGAGGGCGCCAAAGCCAAGCAGTACATAATGGAGACCTACCCTAGCAGTTCTGGTGAGATCTGGTGCCTGACCACTGACGAGTTTCAGGAATACTGGCAGTATCTCGAACAGCAGGAACAGTCAAACAAAAACGACGCCTGATTGACATTACCAAGATAGTGTAGTATAATTGTGGCATGATACACGCCATGATAGATCTGGAAACACTTTCCACCAACCCCAACGCCACCATACTGACAGTGGGCGGGGTCAAGTTCGATCCCCACACCACGGCGGAGCCCGCACAGGGCATGTACTTCAGGGTTGATGTTGATAGTCAGACCGAGATGGGTCGTGATGTCATGCAGGACACCTTGGACTGGTGGGGCAGGCAAGACCCAGAGATCATGGAGGAAGCATTGGGAGACAAGGACAGGATTTCCCTGGACCAAATGATCAAAACAATCAACAAATGGTCTGTGGGAGTTGATGTTTTCTGGTGTCAAGGACCTTTGTTTGATTATGCTATACTTCAGAATCTATACACACAACTGGGACACCCCCAGCCATGGCAGTACTGGCAGATAAGGGATTCCAGAACACTGTTCAGTCTGGTACCACGTGATCCTAATGAGAAGAGGACCGGTTTACACAACGCACTGGAGGACTGCTACTTCCAGGCAAAAAAGGTACAACGGGTTTACAAACAATTAGGAATTAAAAATGCTAGATAGTAAAAAACTATATAGACAAATCGCACAAACTGTTACTCTATACTTGAGGTTTGACCTGCAACTTCATTTTTTATGGGCCATGTTCCTTACACTGTTCGCGGTGTTCTGGCAACCATTTATATACCTAGGCCTAGTTGCCACAGTCATAAAGGAATCACTGGATCTATGGACCAAAGGACACTGGAGTTGGGATGACTTCGTGTTTGGCGTCATGGGTTGGATCATGGGTGCCTATTTCGTTGGACTGATAGCATGAAATGGTACACTATAGAAGACCTTTACACCTTGGAGCGATACAAGATCCGACACAGTAAAAATCCCAAAACACCATGGATAAGATTGTCCTGTGTTTATAAAATAAAGATAGGAAATAAAATCGTACACGTGGGCAGATCCGACACCTGCAAGAAGCACGGTGGTGCAGAAAAGGTCAGGAAGGCATTGGTAAATCTACTGGACGTGCATGATCACAATCCCGGTGTGCCCAAGACCAAGTATTGGCATGAAATCCGGTTGCAACACAAACCAAATAGTAGTAACATTAAGATAGGAATAATAAAAACCAATGCCATTAAAAAAACCTATCTACAAGAAGGCCTTTGAGACCATAGACCGATACGAGGAATGTACCTGGTTGGGCAACGACACACCCATATTTGAGAACAAGCACACAGCAGTATTCAAAGACAAATATCCATGCACTGCCGGACACACACTTTTCATACCAAAAGAGGATGATCCAGTATTCATAGGAGAGTCATACAAACTGGCCTACTACTGTGGCAAAGAATGGATCAAGGAAGGCAAGATGGAAGGATTCAACGTGGGCATGAACATAGGACTTTGTGCAGGACAAACCATCATGTGGCCACACATACACTTCATACCCAGGAACAAAGATGACGCAGACCACACAGGCGGACTGAGACACGCACACCCAGGAGCAGACCACAAGCAATATTACTAATGAAGAAAACAATCAAAAGAAAAAAGAAAGTCAGCAGGAAAATAAGACCCATGCCCATATACACGTCTCCAGATGGTGGCGAAACTGTGTACGAGCAGATTGGTAATGGTGAACGCAGACTGATAGAAAAATCACAGAAAGCCATGGACAACGAAACCGCATATGAGGAGTTGGAAATGGTAGGAACAAAGGCCCTGGAGTTGAGGCGACAACATCCAACTCTGCAGAAAGCATGGGATCAATACCGCACCGTGTGGCATTTAATCAACGATAATGAGTGATATATACAACTACTCCAGACCAACCTTTACCATGCGTATATGTGCATCTGTGTGGGTTTAAAGGGGTGATTAAATAGCATTATGACCAAGTATGTTAGTATAATAGGCAACGGTGAAAGCAGGAGAGGATTTGACGTTTCTCCTCTGAAGATGTTCAGCACGGTTATTGGATGTAATGCCATATACAGAGATTTCGTTACCGAATACCTGGTGTGTGCAGACAAGCATATGTGCCAACAGGCAGTCAACGCCGTTGGTAAAGGAACAACAATATACACCAGAGAAATGTGGGCAGGCCAATTCGCCAATTGGTCCAATGTAAAAACATTACCAGCACTACCCTACGCAGGAGACAAGAGACAGGACGACACATTTCACTGGGGCACCGGTCCACACGCCGGGAACGTTGCATTGAGTTTCAAGCCAAAGGCCATATTCATGCTTGGCTTTGACCTACATCCATTGGAGAAGGACAAGATCAACAATATGTACACAGGTTCCGATGGTTACAAGTACATCAAGAGGCCTGTTGACCCCAGTTACTGGATATATCAGTTCCAGAAGTTAATGGGTTACTCAGATCCAGACACAAGATGGATCGTGGTAAATCATGATCGTTGGGAGATGCCCAAGGAATGGAAGGCACAGGCGAACGTGTTCCAGGAGACCTATGATGGCATGGCCAAGTTCATCAACAGGCAGTTGACAAAGAAGTAATCTCATATAAAATTACAGTATGATCAAACCGATGGTAGAACACCTGATGGTGCAACAGCAACTAAAGGCTCCCCACAAGAAATGGAAACACATGGTGGCTGTGATGTGCCTTAATCTTACATACAGAAAACATGTCAAAATAATCTTACCAAAACTTTTCGACAGATATCCAGATCCACAATCTTATCTACGCGGAAGGTTGAAGACCCAACAGCAGATGCTTAAACCCTTAGGCATGTGGGAAGTGAGGTCACGTAGAATTCGTAAGATGACTGAACAATATCTGAATTGGAACAAGAAAGAGGCCAGTGACCTACACGGCATAGGCAAGTACGGTTCCGATAGTTACCAGATATTTTTTTTCAATAACGTTCCACCCAACGTACAGGATAAAGAATTAAGAAAATACATTGACAAACTCGTAGGATAGTTTATAATAAGGATATGTTTGATAAAATAAAAGATGAAGATCTAGTAACTCTTAAATTGGCTTCGGGAGAAGAAGTCATCGCAAAATTCACAGGCAAGGCTGACACATACGTCAGTATTGAAAAGGCACTTGTATTGATGCAAGGTCCACAGGGCCTGGCATTTGCTACATTTTTCTCCACTGCCAGACAGGACGTACCTTTTGATATTGCAATAAGCAAGATTGTGTCGATAGCACACATCAACGACAAGATCCGTGATGAGTACAACAGAGTCTTCAGCAAGATCGAAGTTCCTGCAAAACCCAAGATTATAACATAATGGCACACTTCGACAAACACTCAACAAGTATCAAGGCACTGATAGACGTGTCGGAGGCAATGTTGAATGCCATGGAGGAACATGGAATAGATCCAGAAACAGTGTCCAAATCAAATGAGTTCACTGTGATGATACATTTTCTCAAGAGCATCATCGATGGAGAATTAAATATACCAAACGAGCTAACGGATCGCATCAGAGACACAGCGTTCCAGTTGGATCTAGATCAGAAGTTGAACAAGAAACTCAACTAATGATTGAGAGGACTCAAAGACTTTCATCCCTCTATAAACACTCTGCAAGTCATCAAAACAGGAGAAACGATGACTTACTACTCAACTAAAACATACGGACACAACATAGGATTGGCCTGTGTGTTCAGACAACCCAACGCAGATCATTCACACTGCCATCTACTACACGGATACAGTCTTGCTTTCAAATTCACATTTGGATGTAAGGGACTGGACAACAAGAACTGGGCAGTGGACTTTGGTGGACTAAAACCTTTGAAGGCTTGGTTGGAAGATCACTTCGATCACAAACTTGCACTGGACAAGGCAGATCCATTTTTAGAAACATTCAAGCACTTAGAAAGTCTTGACTTGGCAGAAATCAGAATCTTCGACGGAGTGGGTGCTGAGATGTTTGCCAAACATGCATTTGACTTCGCTGACAAACTGATCAGAGAGAAAACAGATGACAGATGTTTCGTGGAAAGTGTTGAATGTATGGAACACGGAGCGAATAGTGCCATATACACTAGAGGATAAAATATTAATAGAGTACGATCATAAACTTGTCAAGGTTGATGTTTACGACACCCCGCTAGGTAAAAGATTCATAGAAGCACTCAAGGACAATCTATTAAAAAAAAGAATACTGGAGAAGAACTTCTGTTTCCTGGGTTGGGCGGACTCCAACAGAGATTTAAATTTTCTTTGTCGTGAGTTGAACAAAAGCATAGAACAGATCAACTCATTCAAATTCGATCCACCATATGAAAGGATGGATCCCTTTGTTGCGGACGATTTCCAGTACAGTTCAAAATTACCCATAGGCAAAGCGATAGACGGTGATGTTAAAAGGACACCCGGACTTAGGTTGAAACACGAGGCATGTAATCTACTACACAGATACTTCGAGGACCTGCAAGGCACAGCATGGAAACTTTCTGAGTATTACAAACAGGCAGACCATGAAACAAAGTATGCCATAAGACAGTTGAATAACATATGCCATGAAATAGAAAGTTGGGTAGAAGCATACAGGAAAAAGTTTATCGAACCTGAATGGATAAGGCCTTCACAGATAACCACATTCCTAAACTCACCGAGGTATAACCTACACGAAGAAGATTATGACTTGTTCAAACAGAATAGGTATGACAGAGAGTTGGGTGGTGTGTACCTACACTGGTCACAGGTAGGCAAAACTTTGTATGAGGTTTACAGAGACGAACACGCACCTAAGATGACAGACGCACTGTGTTCAGCAATAAATCACCAAAAATACTACTCGGGGGAATTTGATATTGAGTGGGGGGATACGATCACGGAACAGACACATGATTTCAAAAAAGAAGAAATGGACGGATACCGAGCATGGCTTAAGGAGAACAACTACGATTGGGAAGATCCAAAACTTTCTCTCGGGTACATCAAGATAGGACAGGTAGATCTGGCCACATCTTTTCAAAATCGTCCGTTCCTTGGGATATACGACATGATGAAAGATAATTTAAATATAAAGAACATCACTATCAGGGGCAAAGAAACTCATGAAAATGATTTTCCTTACACACTGGACAGCAAGGACTGGAAACAGATACAAATGGAAGGATTGAAAAGGGGATATGAATCACGTAGTGTGCGTTAAGTGGGGCAACAAGTATGTTTCACAGTACGCCAATGTACTCAACAGCATGGTCAAGAGACACACCACTGTGCCTTTTGAATTCCATTGTCTAACAGATGATCCTGCAGGATTGGATCCAGAGATTAATGTAATCAAACTACCAAACGATCCATGTATCAACTCATGGTGGAGCAAACTTTGGATGTTCGCACCAGAGATGCCATTGCAAGGGAACATATTATTCTTTGATCTGGATGTTGTGATATTCGAAAACATAGATCAGTTGTTCACTCACAATCCTGACAAGTTCATGATCATAAGAGACTTCAATAGATGCAGAGTAAAAGACTGGAAACTGTCCAACTCCAGTTGTATGCGTTGGCAGTCAGGTACAATGAACTACCTGTGGAATGAATTCAAAGACAGATCAGCACAGATAATGCAACAGAACCACGGAGATCAAGATTGGATAACCAAGAGGGCCAAGAACGATATCAATTGGTGGCCGGATGAATGGATAAGATCGTACAAGTGGGAGATGGTAGGACTGAAAGATACCAAACTGCTGACCAACAAGGATGGCAAGAAATGGTTTAGGAAACCGGCTAAAATAGAACCTGGCAATAGGGTAGCAGTATTCCATGGCTCACCCAATCCTATGGAATGTGCAGACAAGTTTGTGGAGGACAACTGGAAATGAAAAGTTTCGGCAAAGTGGATGTGAAAAGGATCAAACCCGATCTATCAGACATACCGGAGGACTGCGGCTACGAGAAAAAATTCCGGTTCAACATAGACATGAACTCAAATGGTATAGTGGGTGACTGCATAGAATGGTGCCAGATAAATTGCGAAGGCAAATGGGGTTGGTGGTTCAAGGGACCTACTGAGCTTTATGATCCTATGCGCCATAATTGGGAGGACCAAGACAGTTACATGAGTTTCCAATACAAAAGAGATGCCACAAGATTTTGGTTAGCCGTCGGAGTTAATAACATGGGGAAGAGAAGTAGATAATTAATAGTATGGAAGGTTACGAAAATCAAAAGTGGTTCGAAATTACAGACGAAGCCAAAAACCAGATAGAGAAACTTCTGTCTAAGAATCCTGGAAAGTATGCTGTAAGTTTAGCAGTACAGGGAGGCGGATGTGCAGGTTTCAAGTACGAGTGGGGATTTGCAGACACAAAGGAATCTATAAGCAAAGACGACCATGTGGAAGACTGGCATACAGGACGTTTCGTTGTGGACGAGACTTCAATGCTGTACGTGGCAGGAACCAAGATTGACTGGATAGAAGAGACCTTTGGTTCTCAATTTGAAATAACCAATCCTAATGCATCTAGTGGGTGTGGGTGTGGAGAATCATTTGGGGTGTAATGGACACAGCATTCATAGTTGGTAACGGTGAGTCAAGAAATATATTTCCAATAGAAAACTTAAAAGGCAAAGGTGTGATATATGGTTGCAACGCCATATACCGGGACCACCCTATGTTGTGTGATCACATAGTGGCGGTAAATCCTCCCATGTACGAGGAACTGGCGACATGGCACAACAACGGAAAGGAATCTCCACAGATATACGGAAGAGAAAACATCTCGGAATGGGATTACATCTGTGATGGTGACGACGAAACAGATGTTCCAGAAGGACTCAAGATATACAGAGTGTGGAGGGGTGGTGACATCAAGAAAGGTGGCAAGATAAAAACCAATGACTTCAGCAGAGCCAAGGGCTCAGGGTGTTCCGCTGTGTTGTTGGCCGCTGAATCTGGTGTTAAAAATATTGTGATATTGGCCTTCGACATCATGGGTGCCAGACAATGGGAGATGGAAACCCCTAGCAGGATACAGAACAACATATACAAGAGCTCTAACAACTATCCAGGACGAGAAAGCATGAAGGCATATCTCAAGTATGAATGGATGTATCAACTCAGACAAACTTTTAGGAAGTTTCCAGATACCAACTTCCATTTCATCAACAGGAGGGAATACCTAGAAGGCAATCCGTTCCTGAGGTGGTACTTCGATCAACCAAACATCAAGTGTGGGATATACGCTGACCTGCAGAGATGGATCTCTGGTGGCAGGGATGATATCAAGTGGAAAACCCTATAGAGTTATTGTGCTACTAGCGTCAAGTTTATAGACCTTACGCATTTTCACACCCACCTTCTGTGCGAACCTCTTTGTGTCACAACACGAACAGACATGTTTGTAATCATTGGTGGCCCTCTCAGGATCCACTTTCGCTCTCGGTCTCAGGAATTGCACTCCGCATGAATCACATTTGAACACAAATACAGTATTTTTTCGGTGAAAGGTGTGGTAAACGCCACATTTGCTCTGGCGTTCGTACAGTCTCATTGTTTTTAATGTTTCAACAAACATCAATAGTATTTAATAAATATGTATATTCGATATATGGCTAGATTAAACATAGACACAGGAGCGGTAGGAAACCCGGCAACAGGCGATACTTTACGTACGGCCATGACGAAGATCAACACGAATTTCGAAGAAGTTTACTCGTTGGTCGGCGACGGTGACACAGGATTGTTGACAACAAGTGTTACAAACGGCAACATAAAGGTTCAACCAAACGGTGCAGGTGTCGTTGAAATAGATCAATTACAAATCAATAACGCGGCAATTACACCAATCGCAACAAACAGTAATTTAACATTAAGTGCTAACGGAACAGGAAACATCATTGTAGGTGCTCTCAAAGTAAATGGCACTACAATTAGTTCAGATGACTCAACGAAAATATCAATAGCAGAAGCGGTTGATGTAAATGGAAATTTAAAAGTAACAGGCGCACAGATAGACTTCACAGCACTTCCAACGTCAGACCCAGGAGTGGCAGGCAGATTGTACAGAGATGGTGCTACGGTCAAAGTCAGTCTATAATAAAAGGTAGATTGTGAAATGGCACAGGAAATAATCAACATTGGATTACAGGCCGATGATGGCACGGGCGATACCATACGAGGTGCCGGAACTAAAATCAACAACAATTTCACGGAAGTCTATGCAAGACCTCACCTGACACTGACTCACCTGGAGTTCTCCGGCAATCAAGTGAAAGGCACACAGTCAAACGCTGACCTAGAACTCAGTGCCAGCGGAACAGGATCAGTTACCGTTCCTGAGATAACAATAGATTCAACAATAAACATGACAGATAACGACATCAAAGTCAACACGTCCAACGCGGATCTTGTCATGAGTGCGAATGGCACAGGTTCTGTCATGACAGATAAAATAGATGTCAACTCTGGAACCATAGAAGGTACCATCATTGGGGCCTCGACCGCATCATCCGGGGCATTCACAACACTAACGGTTTCAGGATCCTCTGTGCTAGACGGAGTCACAATAACAGACAACGAAGTATCAACGAATGCTACAAACGCCAACCTGGAATTTTCAGGAAACGGCACAGGGACGGTGTCATTCGAGGGATTAAAATTTCCAATCGCTGACAGTTCGGATGGTTCTGTGTTGAGAACAAACGGAAGCGGACAACTGGCATTCTTCTACAGAGATATGACATTCGAATATGCGGCATTGGATGACGGTACCGCAACCATATCAGGTGCTTCATCTGCCGTGCAGGTCATAGACACTTTCGCAGTCGCAACATACAGAAGTGCGAAATACCATATACAAATTTCAGACGCTACAGCAGATAGATACACATTGATAGAAGCAAACGTCATGCACGACGGCACCAACGCATACATCAGTGTTTTCGGTGGCGTAGACAACGGAACAGGAGACGGATCCACCGTGTATGATTCGTTGGAGTTCACAGCAGACGTTTCAGGCGGTAACGTAAGACTGCTAGGAACAGTAAATAACACTAACAACCAAGTTGTAAAATTCGTAAGGAGACCAATAAAGGTATAATATGGCAAGGATAAACTTAAACGTAGGAGACAATGCTAACGACGGTAAAGGCGACACTTTACGTACTGCGATGCAAAATGTGAACACAATGTTCACAGAAATATACGCTTCATCACTTTTCGATGACGGTATCCAGTTGAGTGGAAATGAAATCAAAGCAACAAGATCCAATGACGACCTTGTGTTGACTCCAAGCGGAACAGGTATAGTCACAATGGACAGCCTCACAGTTGACTCAAACATCAACATCACGGACAATGAAATCAAAACCACCGTGTCAAACTCCGATCTAAAATTAACTGCATCCGGCACAGGAAGTGTCATGATGGCAAAAGCAGACATAAATGGAGGCACAATAGATAACACAACAATAGGTGCCACGACACCAGTGGCAGGAACGTTCACAACAGTGACAGCGAATACAAGTGCTACTCTTGATGGTGTGATGATAAAGGACAACACGGTATCGGCAAATGAATCAAACGCCGATCTAGAACTTTCAGGCAACGGCACAGGAACAGTTTCGATCAACGGACTTTCGTTTCCAACTTCAGATGGAAGTGCCAACCAAGAAATAAAAACAAACGGATCAGGAGTATTGAGCTTCGTCACTGTAACACCAACATTGAATTATTCAGCAATCAATGACGGCACAAGGACTGTTGCCACGTCTACCACTAGTGAGATAGACAGTTTCCAGTCCACAACATACAGGAGTGCAAAATATTACATATCAATCACAGATGCAACAAATGGAAGACATGAATTTATTGAAGCAAACGTGGTTCACGGACCAAGTGCAGACAGCACCATCGAAGCATATGTAACTGTGTTTGGAGGCACAACTTCTTACACTGGATCACTGTGTACGTTCACAGCAGACATAGATGACGGTCGTGTAAGATTATTAGCGACAAATATCAGTAATAACAGCACGGTTTTCAAATACCAAAGGATAGCCGTCAACGTCTAATAATTACATTAGGTTTACAAAATTTAAAATAAATAATAGCATAACAAGGATTTAACGAACTATGGCTAGACAAGCAATCAATATAGGATCAAGTGCAAATGACGGTACAGGCGATCCATTAAGAACAGCATTTGACAAGATAAACGACAACTTCGTAGAATTATATGGTGATGACAACGACATAAACACCCTGGACGCAAACCTGAATGTAAACAACTTCGCAATCACATCAGGTGTAACAAATGGAAACATCACAATAACACCAAACGGCACAGGAAATATAAATTTAGGATCAATCACAATAAACGGAAGCCAAGTAAGTTCCAATGATTCAACGCAGATCACACTAGCAGACAACATCCAGACAACAGGTACATTGAACGTAGATGGTGCAACAGCACTTGGATCTACTTTAACTGTTGGTACATCGATGGCATTGGCCACTGGTGCAACAGTCACAGGCATAGACAACGGAGCACTGGGATCAAGTGCAACACTATTGGCCACACAAGGTGCAATCAAAACTTATGTTGACTCACAAGTTACAGCACAAGATTTAGATCTAGCAGGTGACTCAGGCACAGGAGCAGTTGATTTAGATTCACAATCACTTACTATCGCAGGCGGAACAGGGTTGACATCTGTTGCCAGTAGTCAAACAGTTACAATGAACATCGACGCAACTGTGGCAACACTGACAGGATCTCAGACATTGACAAACAAAGTGTTGACAAGTCCAACAATTACTGCACCTACAATCAATGGTGTACTGACAACAACGTCATTGACAACTAACGACATCACAACAAACGGTTCGAATGCTAACCTAACGTTGGATCCGCAAGGTACAGGAACAATAGAATTAGCGGCGGCGACAAATGTTACAGGAAACCTAGGAGTATCAGGTACATTGAACACAGCAGACGTTGCCACAACAGGTAACACAACAATATCAGGATCATTGACAACAGGCACTTTCAACGTTGGTGACTTGAACATTGATGCATCTGGAAAATTCACAACAGACACAAATGGAAACATAGATTTCAATCCATCAGGAACAGGTGTTGTTGTAATAACTTCTGATGTCACGCACACAGGAACGCAGACAACAGCAGGACAATTAAATGTAGACAACATTAGAATTGACGGGAATACAATATCATCAACAACTGGAAGTATTACAATATCTCCATTGGCAGGGCAGAACCTTGTGTTGGGAGCGACAGGCAATGGTGTTGTAACTGCATCTGAATTCCAAGCAACACTAGGTGAATTCGTAACCTTGAGGACAGATACGTTATCGACTGACACTTCCGACGGTGATTTAGCAATAAGCACCCAGGGTACAGGTACTATTAACTTCAACACTCCAACGCAGACAACAATAGGATCGGCGGGAAGTGCTTCAGCAATACCAGGTGCACCTACAGGATACTTGAAGATCAAGATTGCAGGAACGTTGAGAGTTATACCGTTCTACGATCAAGCATAATAATAGATAAAAAACACAATCCTTCATAAAGGAAAAATAATGAGGAAATATCACAACGACCGTAAAAGGTATAGATCTCCAAAATCTGAGATCAACCGTCTTGAAGAAGCCATAAAACGTGAGCCTGACAAGATCCAACGGGAAAGCCTACAACAGCACCTAGAACACTGGATTCGTACACAGAATAATAGCAGGTAATCGCCAATAAATACCCGTGTAAGGAGTAAAGTAATGGCAACACCGGTGTGGACAACCACGGAAGGTAAATTAGCAACTATACAAGAGCAAGTAGCATATTCGCTACAACTCGAAGCAAATGATCCTGTTCCCATGGGCGATTCCACGGCCGTCACTTACTCCGTGATAGCAGGAAGCCTACCCGCAGGAATGCAGGTCACATCCACGGGCTTACTGACAGGTACTCCGGCTGAGGTTGCCAAAAGAACTCTTTACACCTTCGTCGTGCGAGCCACGGCCGGTACCGCTATCACAGACAGAACATTCAAGTTGGACGTGCAGGGTGCAGACTCCCCCACATTCACAACAGCATCAGGAAAACTACAATTGGACGATTCCACAAGTGTTGGATTGTATTGGGTCATAGATGGCGCCAGTGTTCAACTTCAAATGCAGGCCACGGATACAGACACAGCAACTGGACAACAATTAGTCTATGAGATAGTGCAAGGATCACTGCCACCTGGGGTGACCCTCAGCAAGACAGGACTGATTTCAGGTATTGTGGCACTCACAGACGACCAGAAGTTTGGAATACGTGGAGGTTACGATGGCGGAGAACCAGATGACAAGTTCAATGGAATATACGACAGAACGGTAACTTCAAAAAGTGTAAGTAAGAATTTTGATTTCATAATAAGGGCATCAGATGGAGTAAGTTACGTGGAACAGAGCAACTCAATATTTGTTTACTCCGCGGACTACTGGAGAGTTTCTAACTCCGGAATAACGATCGATGCCACAGAGATCGACGGAACAGCGTTGACAATGGATTTCAGTGGTAACAGGAGACCTGTTTTCAGGACAGGTTCTGATCTAGGAACATTCAGACATGACAATAGGTTTGTTGTTAAGATAGACGTTGAAGACTTTGATCCATTGCAGGCAGATCTAGAGTATTCAATACATTCAGGATCTTTGCCTACAGGAATTTCAATTGATATTACATCAGGTGAACTTTATGGAATGTTGGCAAGGCAGTCAGCAGTGGAGGTGGACTACAATTTCACAGTCAGAGCCAAGAGGGTAATATCACCAGGTGTGGAAGTGTTCACGGACAAAGATTTCACAATGAAAGTAATAGGTGAAACAGACATAGGAATAGCATTCACAACACCAACAGTGGTAGGAACAATAACTGCCGATCAACCTAGCATATTGAATGTGGAGGCAATAACAGATGACACAGATAGAGTATTAAGTTACAATGTGACTTCAGGAAGTTTACCAACAGGTATAACACTGTCTCAGCAGGGTAACTTTATAGGCAAGATAGACCCTAGTGACTTCTCAGATTCAATAAGAGCATTTACGTTTGAGGTCACAGTGAGTGACCAGTACCAGACATCTGCAACCAAAAAAGAATTCACAATCAACATCGACATACCCAACACACAGACAGAATACGGAAACATGACCGGACACGCAACATCATTCATAGATCAGAACATATTCTATAGTGTGGCACAAGATCCAACTATCAATGATACAACGTATGTGTATAGATCGGAAGATCCAAACTTCGGAATCAAATTGAAACCAGAAATGCTGATGATGGCTGGATTAGAGTCACAGACTTTGACCATTTTCCAACAACAGATGGAACAGAACCATGCCCCTAAAACTCTTTACTTCGGAGATCTAAAAACAGCCACGGCAAAAGAAGGCGCAACTACAAAATATGAAGTGGTTTACATTGAAGTAAAAGACAACATGATGAACAGTAAAGGCGAATCTGTTTCACAATCTGTAAAATTACGAGATGCTATTTCAAAACCCATGCTAGGTCCTAGGGCTTCCACCATGAACGCCACAACGGATACCAACGAGTATGAAGTGACCACAGACGGTGGATTGGCGTTCAGCACAGCAGGATCCAAAGTCAGGTACGCAAATCAGTTGAGTGCAGACCTAGGTTTTATGGAAACACTTTATCCAAATGCTGTTGCTAATATGAGATCAAGAATGAAGACCCTTGGACACAAGGAATGGGATTATCTTCCATTATGGATGAAGACCACGCAATCAGGAGATAAAGCACCGCTTGGATATGTTATGGCAGTGCCTTTATGCTATTGCAAACCGGGTACAGCAGGGTTGGTTAAGAAAAGAATACAAGACAAAGCACTGAAGTTCCAGAATATTGCTTTTACCATTGACAGATACACTGTTGGAAACAACAAGATTTCTTCTAATCAATTTATAGGTGATGGTACAACTAAATCATTCCAGCTCAACGAAATTGTTCACGAGGAAGACATCAAGATTCTCGAGGGCACTCAAAGGATATATGCTGGTGAAGGAGTCACTGCGGACAACAATGTGATTCCAAGTTATCTCACAGTTGACGGCACTTTGAGGTCAGCAGACCACGAGTTTGGGATAACACTGACACATGACACAGCCAACAAGAAAACAACGATGACATTTACCAAAGAAGCACCAGCACTGAATACAATTATAAAGGTGGAGAGATTGAACGATAAATATCTTAAATTTAGAGACAAAGGAATATTTTAATGGCAAGTAACATAGTACCAGGAAACGTAGACGGAACATATCCTAAAGCAGGACAGGACAACAGCTCACAAGGCATGAGAGATAACTTCTCAGCGATCAAAGACAATTTCACAGAAGCATCAACAGAGATCACGGCACTACAGGCAAACAAGGCCAGCCTCAATGCATCAAGCGACTTTGCCAACAACGAAGTGCTACGTGCCAAATTCAAAAACACATCAGAGATAATTTACGCACATGGATCTGTGGCCAGTGGAGCAATCACTTTGAATCACAACAACGGTCACTATCACACTGCAACTGTGACAGCAGACACGACATTCGCATTTACGAATTTTCCAGCAGGTGCGTTAGGCAGAATCATATTGGACATAACTGTGTCAGTAGGTGCAACCAACCTAATTTTCCCATCAGCAGTGATCAAAGCGGACAACGTTCATGGTAGTGATGGTACATCAGACACCATCCAACCAGGACTAGGACGTGTGATGTACGAGTTCATGTCGCCAGATGGTGGAACAACTGTACTGATGCATCAACTAGGCAAACAGTACACCTAACATTTAAAGGAGGATCATGTACTTCCATCCATTACAAGAAGAGATAGGCAACATGAGTGATGAGGACATCTCTAAAAGAATAAAAGATCTCACAAGGAAGGTTGCCATTGCAAGGCGTGGTCGTAATCCTGAGATGTTGGCAAACCTGCAACATGTACTCAACACATATCGAAATGCCATCCGAGAAAGAAGGGTAGAGGAGTGGCACAAGAATAATAAGAAGTTAAGAGGTGAGCCAGATATCGGAGAACTGATCAACATCGACTAGTAAGTATTATTGATGTCAAACACCTTTACTTGGAAAACAAAATTTAAATCGATCATTATTGTAGACGGAGAATTGTTTTCAAACGAATACAAATTGACTGTATCACTCACACCTCACACAGCAAACTTAAAGGAACAGACACAATACTTCGAGAGATTGAAAAATCTTTTTGAGCAGGTGTTCACCAACACAATTACCACATGGAGAGATGAACCATTGTACAAGGTCCTGAAGAAGAACACAAATAACAGATTTATTGAATTACCAAAGCCTCCCTATGATCAGATAATGGCGGCTGTGTGTTTCTGCAAGGCCAACAGCATTCTAGAGAGCAACATCACCATCAATAACATATCATTGAGCTCATGGCAGGGTGACGGTATTACCTACACGGTTGACAAAGACAGCAAAGAGCTTATACTTTTAGATAGACCGGACTGGTTTTCGGAAAAATATAACACGTTTGACCCATGGTGGTTGAGACCCGACACGGCAACATATGATGAAGAACTCGACAAGGGAATATACACAGGACACTTCAGTTGGAACGATCAGCAGATTCCAGTTGACAAGAGGCACGAGTATCATGCTAAAGTGTTTGAGTTCCAACCAAAGGTTTTAGATGGCGGCAAAAACAAAAACAAAGATAAATGATCACGGCGATGTCATATTCACAGAGCAAGAAGCAATAGATCTACTTTACACCAACCCAGACTTTGACATTTCTAAACTGTTCTTCGAACACACAGAACAGTACAACGACGCCATCAAACAAATAAGTGCTGACTTGACACCGATCAACACTGCACCCAAAAGGAAACCTCCGGCAGAATTTGACAAAATAAATATTGGTAATTGGCACATGCCAGACAAGTACTATCAAATAAATGTGTTGGAATGGTTACTGGACAAGTGTCAAAACGACGAGGAAAAGATGAGAGTGCAAACGGAATACGATTTATTTGAAAAGAAAAAGTTCATAAAAGTTTTACAATTCTTAATATACTTTGTGGACACACTACGGGCAAACAACATAGTGTGGGGAGTTGGAAGAGGTTCCAGTGTGGCCAGTTTTTGTTTGTTCTTAATAGGTGTACACAAAATCAATCCAATGCTGTATAACCTGGACATCAAAGAATTCTTAAGATGAAGATTTCCATAGAGAGCTCAAAGCCTATCACCGAACATTACTTGCTTGACCTATCGGAAAACAAGATAGATTTCAAACTAGACGAAAATTTCAATTTAGACGAGGGGTGGTATGAACTGCACCTACCTTACACTGGACAAAAAACAGAGATAAAAGATATCAAAATCAATAACGAAAGCATCGTAGAAACTCTATGGGCAGGACACTACGTCGATGGCAAAGGCAACAAGCACCAGCCTGCGGCGGCCATGTGGGACGAAGGTGGTGTGATGAAAGTATGGATACACACAAACCTTGGAGTTTTGTTTGATCGACTCTTCACAGAGATCGACGGTGGAGATTTTGGAGAAAATCTATTACAAAAATATTTGTTCACAGTCGACAGACCCTGTGTGTTTAATAAAACTTTTCCAGAAAGTATTAAAAGTTATTTCGCACACGGAGATGGCCCGCACTGGTGGAAACTAGGTACAGACTTCACCCCGTACAGAATTTTAGATACCAGCCCTCCTCCACAGGAAACAATAATAGAGGAATTGCACAAGATATGCATCTACGACAAAAAGGCGTTTGACGGGGTCATGGACCTTAAGACTATTTGTAAAAACAAAGCTGATTTACCCTTTAAACACGTTGATTGGGAGAATGCCCCTCACCTAAGGAAACTACTGCTAGAGCAGATCGGTTACAATAATATAATCGATATATCAATGCAGACATTGGCACCAAATAGCTGTATAGCCCTGCATAGAGATGATCATTACAAAAGAGAAAAATATCCAATCATCCGTGGATGTAAAAAAATGTATTGGCCCTTGACAGGAGATCTAGCAAACAATTATTTCAAACTCGGTAAAGCAGGTGTGCTACCATTCAAGGATAGACCATATTTGATAAACACACTGGAACACACGCACACAGCAGTCAACGACAGTGATGAACCCAGGAGTGTTTTAATCGTGTATGGTGATCTTCCAGGCGAAATTTTAGGACCAGGCGATCAGCGTGATGATAAGTAAAGTATAATAGGAGCATATTATGGTAGCAAGAGCACCCAGAAAAAGAATGTACAGAACCATGCAGGGACGTATGGTGGACATAGAAAAATTACGAGCGGCCAACGAATCAGTACAGGCTGTTGGTAACATGAATGTGAATGCCAGAGGTGACGTGTTAGGACTAGGCGGAGCAATAGTAACTCCCAAAGCGGAAGTAATCAAAAAATATTACGAACAACCAAAGGGCATGGTTGATGACACACCAGTCAAAAGCAAACCAGCACCGGCCCCTAAAACCGAACCAAAGAAAACCATTCAGAAGATGACACCGGTAGCAAGTAAGCCTGCACCACAGAAAGCAGTGGCGCCAACACCAAAGGTCGAAACAAAACCTGTGGAAACTTTCAAACCAAAAACAGAGAGCACAGCCAAAAAAGGTATTGATGCGGCTCTTGACGGACTAGAATAAATCAGTTATAATACTTCTATATGGGACAGATAGAAGACTTACAAGCAAAAGGATTTGGATCACACGGTGGTAAGCAATACACCGTTGACAACGATATAACTCCACTCAAGAAAAGAGTGCTAGTTTCAGACATGCACTTTGGTGAGACAAAGACCAAAGGTGGAATCATACTCACAGACGACGACGGATCAGAATCGGGAATACATCCTAGATGGGGCAAGGTCTACGCGATAGGCGATCAACAGGAAGACGTCAAGGTCGGAGAGTGGGTCATGGTATCACATGGACGTTGGAGCAGAGGATTCAAGATCAAGAAAAAAGGTGTTGAACTGGAAGTGAGGATGATCGACGAGAATGACATCTTGTTGGTATCAGAAGACGAACCAGATCAGAACAGAATGCAGGCAGGATATGTCAACACTGGTGGTATGCGACAGATGACCAAACTACCTGGCAATGACTAAACTACACACCTGTTACGTCTGCAACAAACAATTCTTAAACGCAATATACTGGTATGACAGTCTACACGACACAAAGTACGACAAAAGGATCATCCGACCATTCTGTGGTCCACCTTGTGCAAACAAGTACAGGGAAATATCAGACGTGAACGACTACCCGCAACGCAGACCTCTGCCTAGAGGAGAACAATGGCAGATAATAACAGATATAAATTCGATAGATTATAAAACAGATTAATTGAAAAAATTTTTCATACCATAAAGAAACTTACGGTCGATAGAAAAACAGGCATGTATTATGTTGCTTGGACGTAATTTCAACGTTCTACAAATCTTAAAATATTCATCTTTATATTTTTTACAGAGGTAATCTATTGGAAACTTTTCCATATATTTTTCTGCGACGTAAAGATTGAATCTCGATATCCCACCTACATTATTTTGTATAGTAATTGCATCGCTGTTGTCTAGTTCCCTAGACCATCTTAATCCTATCTTGTTCCAATGCAAGGAGTAGGACTTGCTGAAGCTCATTGCAAAACTTTTAATACAAGTTTGATTAAAATTGAAGTTTACATCGAATGCCGAAGTCAACCAAGCACAATCTATATGTACATCAATTTTTTTCTCTTTACATACTTCTAATATTTCATCCATTTGTCTATGCGTCTGTAAATGCCCAGGAAATGGCATAGCAATCAGTAATGGTTTGTTAGATTCTAATGTATCGACAGTGACGTATTTTATTTTTGGATTTAACATTTCGTAGTAATGATAATCATGTTTGAATATTTGTAGTCCATCGAGACCTTTTTTAGATATCAAATTGTCTATGTACTGTTGACATCCTAAAATAATATCATTTTGCGGAAATGCATCAAAACCGGTCAACGTGTTTGAATCATTTTCTTGGAAATGTTTGGCCAGTCTTTTCTTGAATTCAATTCTATCCAGATCTCTGACATCGGGGACCACTATTTCTGCCCTTAACTGATCGAATTCTTTGCAATCGAGTGGTGGCAACTGCGGATGTATTAAATTATCTTTGTTATACATAAGTGTGGGTGATAAAATATTGTTTTGATTTTATGTTATGCTGTAAAAATTCTCCACTGTCGTGCAGGAGACTGCTATCCCACCATATCAAAGAATTACGTTGCCATGGTATTGTATCAATCAATGCTTTGTCCTCGTTGTAAAAACATGTCGATGCATTATTAAAATTTTCTTTCTGATAATCTATGCTATATGGAATCAATATGCTTACATAGTGCTCTCCGGATTCACCTTCTGGCAACGGTTTGAGGTCTGTGTGTATTTTAAGTGGTGTGTGTAAATCTATAAAGGATGAAAATATTAATTTCGCCCCTTCATTAAAAGTTTTTCCAATTATTGGCATCACTTTTTTTAGAAACCAATTGTAAGCATGACACTTTTTATCTATGCCCCAGCAGTTATCGTTATATGCAGTTTTGGTTATAGTTGTCTTCTGATATATCTCTCTCCACTGATCCAAAATTGCATCGTCCACAGTATTGGGTAAAATACCATATTTTTGTGCTGACATAATAATATTTAACCTTTGCTTTAATTACAAAAATATTTTACAATACATTGTGAATAAAATTAAAATTAAAAAAATCAAAGTAGAAATAAGCAAACTAGTGACCATGGCAGAGATGGGACTGGGTGCAGTTCGTCCTCTGAACAAAGAGAAGAGAACATGGATCAACAAACTGAAGAAAGAGGGTGTGTGGGATCCAATACTTGTGACACCAATCAAAGATTCAGGCTACTATCTGCTGACAGACGGTTGGCACAGAGTACAGGCCGCAACAGCACTCAAAAGAAAAACAATAAATGCGTTGCAATTACCAGCCAACGCAGGTTTGAGCATGGCCAAGGCCAACAAGATCTTGCGAGACATTGACAGGGAGTTCGGCTTCAAACTGGATTGTAGCAACATCATAGGACATTGGGCCATGATGCAAACACTGTTAGAAGAGTAGACATATAAAAAATATCTGTTATAATATAAGCATGGTACAACGTTTCGGTTTCTGCTGTAAATGGCTTAATGACACATCTGAATTTGGCGGCATGAAAGTGAATGCCAAGGACAGAGAACTCAACGGCAGATCAACAACCATGCGTTGGTTAAGAGAACACAAAGACGAAGCGGTACAACGACAGTGGGATATCATGACACACAACACCACAGCGGCACGTAGGATGATAGAACGTGTGGGCACACTGCCGCCTGAACGTAGGATGGTGAGACTAGGATCAGAGATGCTACAGGGCTACACAGAGAAGGACTGGAAGACATGGTGGCAACAGCCTGAAATACAAGATCATTTACAAAATTTATTCGCACCCGTTGGTGAGATGGCAAGGAAGTTAGATGTGAAAATTAGTTTTCACCCGGGACAATTCTGTGTGCTGTCAAGTGCAACACCCGACATAGTGGAACGTAGCATAGAGGAATTTGAATACCATGCGGACATGGCACGTTGGATGGGATTTGGCAAGAGCTTCCAGGATGGTTGCAAGATCAATGTACACATCTCAGGCAAGCAAGGACCAGAAGGAATAATAAAGGCACTTCCTAGACTATCACCAGAAGCAAGGAACCTTATCACAATCGAGAATGACGAGATGGGACATGGACTTGAGAAAAGCCTTGAACTGGAAAAGCACCTAGCCCTTGTTCTGGACATACACCATCACTGGATCAGAGATGAGGAGTACATCGAAGCAACAGATGACAGAGTAAAACGTGTGATAGACAGTTGGCGTGGTGTGAGGCCCAGTATGCACTACTCATATTCCAGGGACGAACATCTTGCAGTTGCAGGATTGGGAGATAAGACACACACAGAGATGCATGACATCAAGGACCTATTGGCAAGAGGATGTAAGAAACAGAAACTACGAGCACACTCAGACCTATTACCAAACAAGAAGGTAAATGACTGGGCACTATCGTTCTCCGAAAACTTCGACATCCAGGTTGAGGCCAAAGGTAAAAACATGGCTTCAGAACAATTATATAGACAGTATTTGGAAAATATTGTATAATCAATAGCACTAACAGGAGATACAAATGGCAGAAGATGTATTAGGATATAGTTCACATGATTGGCGTAAAAATACTCACGACGCAGTTGTTGTGGACGACAAAGGTGAAAAAGTATTGAAAGTTAATTCAAGCAGAGTGGTTTTTAAAAACCCAAAAACATTAAGAGAAGAAACAGTCGATGTATCGAGACTTATTAGAGTATTTGTAAACAATTTTGAAACGCATAAAAGAAGTGTTAAATGACAAAAAAAGAACTTGAAGAATTAAACAAGAAAATTGATAAACTTCAGAACACTGTTGACAAACTCGCACAAAGCCTTTACAAACATATTAAGTTTATCGATTCAACATATGATGGGTTGAAAAATCCAATCGAAGCGGCAAGGAAGTGGTTACGTAGATGAAAGAGTTCAAACTTGTTGTGAAGGTTGGTGACCTCATAGAAGTGGGCAGGTTCAGGAATGTTTCTACAAAGATCAAAAAAATAGAGTTGGATGAAAATGGACAACCTGTTATAATAACAAGCAAGGGTGCCAAAAAACTACTGAGTTGTAGACTATCAAAACTACATCCAGGTAGCAAGACACCAAAACAGATACTGATGGAGAGACGTAAATGACAGAGTTTACACATGGCATACAAGGTGCATTAAAGAAACTTGTAGCAGGATCAAGTGTTGGATTGGCAGTAACGTACACACTAGGACACATTGTGATTGCAATGACTGTCGTGAGTTTGATGACCGGTGCAAGTTTGTGGGAGGCAGGTGCAGTTGCACTGATTGAACCCATTATAAATGGTGTTTGGTTTTACGTCTTGCACAGACTTTATAAAAAAGTTAAAGGATACGAATAATGAAAGAACTCTGGGTAGAGAAATACAGACCTAAGACTCTAAAAGAGTATGTGGTCAGAGATGAAGCACAACGTCAACAGATACAGACATGGATCAATGACAAAGCGATTCCGCATTTGTTATTGAGTGGTGCTCCAGGGGTGGGCAAGACCACACTGGCAAAAGTACTGTTCCAAGAACTAGAAGTAAGCAGTTATGACATACTAGAAATAAATGCTTCAAGAGAAAATTCAGTGGACACAGTACGAGAGAAGATTAACAACTTCGTACAAATCATGCCATTTGGTGATTACAAATATGTGTTGCTGGATGAGGCAGATTATATGAGTCCAAATGGACAAGCGGCGTTGCGTGGTGTGATGGAGATGTATCACACATCAGCAAGATTCATATTGACTTGCAACTATCCCAACAGGGTCATCCCGGCACTACACAGCAGATGTCAAGGCTTCCACATGGAGACTATTGACAAAAATGAATTCACGGCAAGGACAGCGGAGATATTGATTGCGGAGAAGATGGAGCCAGACATAGAAGTGCTAGACACTTATGTGAAAGCATCATACCCTGACCTTAGAAAATGCATCAACATGATACAACAGAATTGTAGGGATGGCAAACTGATGCCACCACAGTCAGGAGATTCTGGACAACAGGATTATAGACTGCAGATGGTAGACCTGTTCAAACAGGGCAAGATACAAGAAGCAAGGAAACTTGTTTGTGCCCAAGCGAGACCAGAGGAGTGCGAGGAGATATACAGATGGCTGTACGACAACTTGGAGATCATAAGCAAAGATGAGGACGCACAAGACAAAGCAGTTCTCATAATCAAACAGGGATTGGTTGATCATTCGTTCGTGGCCGATCCTGAGATAAACCTAGCCAGTGTGATGATAAAACTTGCAAGGCTATCTGCCTAACAAATAAATATCGATATGTCATTAAAAGATGTGGAAACAACAGTATTAGAGCTCGACTGGAATAAAATCAATAATATCACAAAAAATGTGAAACCCAAAGAGTTTTACGTTGAGGAAGCATTCTTCTTCCCGACCGATCGTAACAAGACCGAGGACAAGAGTACAAAGATGTATGCACAAAAAACAGAAATACTACAATGGCATAGCAAAGACTTTCCAGAAGTAAAAGAATGTATTCCAAAAAAATATTTTGACAAATTCGGTATTGAACACTCGAACGCAGTGGTCAAAATAAACGGAATGAGACCAGGGAATTTTTCTCATCCGCATGTAGACAGATACAACGGTTTCAAACAAAAAGCAAATCCAGGTAAAGAAATTAAGAAAGTAAAGAGAGTATGGGTGTGTGTGACAAATCATCTCGGACACGCTTTCTTCCTAGACAGGGAAAGGGTGGCATACAACTTGCCAAAAGGCACAGCATTTGAATGGCATGGTTCGTCCATGCACTCAGGTTGCAACGCCGGTATAACAGACAGATACTGGATGTCATTCGAAGGAGAACCAGTTGGGCAGTAAGCATAACAAAAAAAGATATTTCTGTGTGAAATACATAATCAAGCCAGACAAGAAGTTTGACGAGTTCGTTGAGCTTTCAAAGAAAAAGATCGGTTCTGGCAAAGCACGGGAATACACAGTGATACTGGACCTCGTCAACAAAGAGGTCATGAAGAACGAGTTGCCTGGGATACCAGTTGCCCAGAGGGACGAAATCCCCTATGAAAAAATCGAACAGCACTACCGACAGTGGTACGCTGAAGCGATGGACACCTTTATCAAATAATCTGATTGTACATACGTTTGAGCATGGCCAAACGATTGGCTCGCCATAATCTATTCAACACTCTACGCCTACGTCTATCTTTCTGTTTTCTAATCTTCAGCCAATCTTGATTCATCATGTACAACTTGGTTCTCTTGTCGTACACTCTCTTTTTCCTCATTTGTTTCCATAATTTCCGTTGAAATAAAGGTCGCAGTTGTAGGCTCTGATATAGCATAAAGTTCCTCGTAGGTTGTGTTTGATTGTGATTTAATGTGTCTTTGTATATGACTCATATACAAATACTTACTATCAAAATACCAGATAAACTATGCATATTTTACAACACAGTTATTAAGGATAAATAAGAATTACTATGCATGATGTATTAGACATAATCAAAAACGTACAAACACTATACGCAGTAGGACCTACTCTGTCCATTTTAAAGGATTTTGAACGTGTGGTAGACGAATTAGATGTGTATGTTTTTGCCAATTGGGAAGACGGTGAACTGTTGACAGGTCCTGAAGATTCAAGACATTTTGTCACTTGTTCATTCATGTGGCCAGCAGACAAGATGCCTGATCCAGCAGGTGGGAAAAGACTTTTAGACAAAGGCTGTAAAGTTTCGTATAAAAAAGACGAACTGATGAAGCCAAGAAAGATCAAAACACCGGCTGACTACAGACCAGGAACTACAAAAGGTAGAATCGACGCACATGACATATGGGTGGTGGAGATAAGAATGCCAAAAGAATTGATTGGCAATTTCAAACACGGCAAAGACGAGATTGAAAGAGGTGACGCACCGGTTGAAACCATAGGAGACTTAGGTTTAAATGATATTAGTTAATGAAGGTTTAAAAGCCGGAGACCTGGAGGGAGTGGTCTCAAACAGATTTTCCGTCGATCGATTCAAATCCAAGATGGGCGATGACAAGAACATCATGGTCCTAGCATTCAGTGTAGATGGACAGGCGCCTGCGAAGGACCTGGAACGTTTTGCAGAGGCTGGATACAAAGATGTGTTGGATGCAGATGCCACACCAGGCACACTGGAAGACGGCAAACACAGGGTATTCATAGAGTTTGCAAGAAAAGAAAATGTAGATCAATCTATAAGAAAATTTCTAGATGATTTGAAAAAACTTACCAACATAGAAAAGTTTGAATTCACGTATCACAAGAGAACAAATCCGTTTGAAGCAAGTGCGAAAAATCTAGCAGATGTTCTACCAAGGACACCAGAAGCATACAACCAAAAAATAAATGCACTCAGACTAGGCGAAGTGAAAGACTTCTTTGACAGATTCCAGATGATGGAATTCAAACTGGACAACAACATGGTCACGATAAAGAAACAGAATGCAGATGAGTTGAAGTTCGAGCTTCACGCATTTGGTGAGACGAAACTGATCATGAACGAAATCAAAGCATTCAAATTAGACGAAACGGCCATGAGCGAGTGCATGTTCCTGACCAAGTACTTCGGTCCTTACAACATCACAAAAACCACAGAAAACAGATTCATATTCAGCAAAGATGGTCATTCGACACTGATGAGCAAGACCGGCTGGTAAAAAATAATATACGCATATATTGATAAATAATTGCATGAGATTGAGTGCGAACTTCACACTACAGGAATTTACTAAAAGTCAGACAGCCTTAAGGCAAGGCCTAGACAACACTCCGAACGAACAACACCTAGCAAGTGCTAAAAAATTATTTGAGAACGTTGTGCAAAAAGTCAGAGAGAACTTTGGCGTCACAGTGATCAATTCAGGATACAGAGGTCCGGCACTGAACGAAGCGGTTGGCGGATCAACCAAATCACAACACTGCAAAGGCGAAGCAGTTGATATTGAATGTCCAGGCACTCCCAACTACGACGTGGCAAACTGGATCAAACAAAACTGTGACTTCGACCAATTGATATTGGAATTCTACACACCGGGCATACCTGATTCAGGTTGGGTTCATGTGTCGTACAAATCAGAAGGGAACAGGAAACACGTTCTTACAGCAATGAAAGAGAATGGAAAAACTGTTTACAAGACTGATCTCATCCAATAAATACGTACATAATGTTCGGACAAATTAAAATGGTAATAACGATAATACTCATCGCGGGTATAGCCGGTGCGGGTATGTATGTGATGAAATTGAGAAGCGACAACGCCACACTCAAAGCAAATCAAATCAAACTTGAAACTGCTGTTGCCGAACAAACAAAAGTTTTGGAACAACAAAAAGAAGACTTCACAGCAATACTAGAAAGTAATAAAAAACTTAATGTGTTGATCAACACCTTCAAGAAAGATTTACAAGACCTCGACAAACGTTTCACAAAGAAAAACAGAGACATCGGCAAACTGGCCATAGACAGAACCGAGGCCATTGAGAGAATAATCAACAAAGGTTCAGCCAATGCGGCAAGATGTGTTGAATTGGCATCGGGTGCCGAACACACAGAAGCAGAATTAAAAGCAACTTTAAAATCAGAGATAAATCCGGAATGCCCTAGTTTGGCAAATCCGAACTATGTACACTATGAATAAGATCATCAATTGGCATAAGGCGTGGTGCGAGAAATGGAGACAGGCAATGAAGATGTCTCACTATGGAACATACTGGGTAAGTTTCTTTAAGGGTGTGATTCTAGTGCTTTTGATATTAGCACTGACAGGTTGTAGCATAGGCGGAGAAAAGAAAATCAAACTTTTCCAAATCGAACAACCTAGAGAGAAACTTGATTATCCAATGCCGACAGCATTACAGTTGGAAGAACTTAAATGGATTATCATTACAAGTGAGAACGCAGACGAAGTGTTTGCTAAACTAGAAGCGGCAGGCATAGATCCTGTGCTTTTTGGATTGACAGACAAGGACTACCAAGTACTTGCTAGGAACTTCGCACAGATCAGACAGAAACTGCAAGAGACCAACAACCTCCTGGAAGAATACAAGAAATACTACGAACCAAAGGAGACGGAATAATGTGGACCTACAGATGTAAATTGAGAAGAGTGGTGGACGGAGACACTGTGGACGTGGACATCGACCTGGGCTTTGGCATATGGCAGATGAATGAACGTGTGAGGATCATGGGCATAGACACACCAGAATCAAGGACAAGGGACAAGATTGAAAAGAAATTTGGATTGGCCGCAAAAGCCAAACTGAAATCACTGCTTGGACCAAAACCGGTATTGCAGACAACCATCAGCAAGAAAGGCGAGGACATGAAGGGCAAGTTCGGAAGGGTGCTTGGAGACTTCATAATAGACGGCAAACAGGTATCACAGATCATGTGCAAGGAAGGCCATGCTGTGGCATACTTTGGTGGATCTAAAGCAGACACACAGAAACAACACATGAAAAACCGGAAAAAACTAGTGGCCGAGGGTGTTGTCAAAGGTGCGATAGAATAAATACGTATATTATTAATTAGAGGAAAAAAACATGGAACTTATTTTAGCATTAGCAATGAAATTTTGGCAATGGACAATTCTAATAGCCGTTGTAATTATTGGAGCGATTATCAACTTCGCAGACAAAAGAAAAAAACCAAATCTTAAATTCAACTTCAAAGGCTTTCCTGAGTTGAAGCCACTACCTATTAAAACAAAAGGTAAAGGTTTCTGGAAAGGAATCGCTATGTGGTTGCTGTCAACACGTAATTGGGAGATCACAAAAGACTGGAAGTATAACATTGATGGAACAGAATATGTTATACCGGCAGGATTCACGTTTGATGGTGCGAGCATTCCAAAGTTCCTAAGAACTTTCTTCTCACCTGTGGGAGTTTTATTGATCGGCGGACTTGTACACGACTACGCATACAAGTACAAAACACTTCTACAAGTCAACAAAAAGAAAACAATGGGCGATCTAACACAGAAGAGGGCGGACGAGATCTTCAGAGATATTAATATTATTGTGAACGGTTTCTACACCATGAACTATCTAGCATACTGGTCATTGAGATTGGGCGGCTTTGTTGCATGGAATGGTCATAGAAAAAGAGACGCTAAAATACCAGGAATTAAATAATGGCAACACTTAACGAAGACAAATTGATCCCAAAGAAAAAAATCAATATCGAACTAGAAGTAGATACAAACCTAAATGACAGTAGCAAAAATAGATATCAAGGATTGATTGATCTAGCAAAAGCAATTGACAGTTGGAGAATATTTCCAAGAATATTCATAACAACTTATATCTTTTTATTGTACAAAGTTGTTATATGGTATATGGATTTAGCGGCTCCTACAATGGAACAATCAGGTTTGGTAAGTATCGTGGTTGGTGCGGGTGCGGCATGGTTTGGTCTGTACACAGGTTCAAGAGCAAAATCAAGCAAATAACCACCAGGCGTTGACAAACGCCATATCTAGTATAAAATATTAGTAATGAAGAATTATTATGACGTGCTAGGTGTGAATGAACAGTGCACCAGTGCGGACATCACGAAGGCATTCAAGGACCTGGCCAAGCAACACCACCCAGACAGGGGCGGTGACAAGGACAAGTTCCAGGAGATAAACGAGGCACACGACACACTGAAGAACTCACAGAAGAGGCACGACTACGACACCATGCGTAAGTTTGGCAACGCCAACACCGGAGGCGGACAGCATCCGTTCTTCAACGAGGACATATTCGGTGACTTCTTCTCGGGTTTCCAGGGTGGAGACATGGACTTCAACACCAGTTTCAACTTCACCAGAGGACCAGGCGGTGAGAGGATCTTCAGGCAGAACAGGACACAGACTAGGGGCAACAGGAACGTACAAGTCAGGATGGCAATCAGCATCAAGGAAGCCATGACCAAGAGTGAGAAGACTATCAACTACAAACTGCCAAGTGGCAGGGAGGAGTTCGCAACAGTGAACATTCCAGCGGGTGTGCAACACGGTGTCACATTCAAGTACTCAGGCATGGGTGATGATTCTATAAAGAACCTACCACGTGGTGATCTGATGGTAGTGATGAGTGTACTTGACTCAGACGGCTACACAAGGAAAGGCAATGACCTATACACAGACAAGACCATAGACTGCTTCCAAGCAGTGCGTGGATATGAATTCAATCTCCGGACACTGGAAGACAAAATAATTAAAGTAAAAGTACCTGCGGGCACACAACCCAACACCATACTACAGGTCAAAGGACAGGGAATGCCCGTACACAAGACAATAGGCATACGTGGGAACCTGTACGTTAAGATACACGTGCTGATTCCACAATTGAGTGCCGCGGACTTGAAGAAGATAAAGGACCTATGAGGACAAAGAAGAAATACATACACGTGAACCAACACGTGATCAGGGCGAACAAGAAGCACGGAACGAACGATCCCGTGATCACAATCAAGCAAGGTAGTAAGAACACCTACTGCCACGAGGTCGAGATCAAAGGACCAAGCAAGATCGTATACGGTGGCAACGACAAGCCGTTGCTGGCCTGCGGTGCGAGAGTGGTCATAGAGACAGAAGCGGACGTGGAGATAGTGAAATGATACAAGTGTTCCAATACCCACACGAGACACTGATGCAAACCAGCACACCCTGGACGGAGCATGATCGCATCGAGGGATATGATGACATCGAACACTTCGAACAGGACATGATCAAGGTCATGCTGGATGAACGGGGTATGGGACTGGCCGCAAATCAGATCGGCATTACCAAAAGATTCTTTGCAATAGGACATGAAACATTTGACACATTTAAGAAACATGCTATAATTTGGAATCCATTGATAAAAACACAAAGTGAAGAAAAAATTTTTGACGTGGAAGGGTGTTTGAGCTTTCCAGGCATCTTTGTAAAAGTAGAGAGACCAAAGCAAATAGAAGTACAATATGAAACAACACAAGGTGAAACAAAAACAGCAAGACTCGACGGAATGGAATCCAAGTGCTTCCAGCATGAACTCGATCACCTTGAAGGTATTACATTTAATAAAAGGGTTAGTAAACTGCGATGGGAAATGGCAAAGACAAAATCAAAATAGGAAAGCGGACTAAAGTATGGAAAATATTGAATGGGACATACAAGAAACAAACTCCAATACAGAAAGACGTGGAGAGATTGATTTGTGCAATACAACAGGAATTAGAATGGGACAAGAAGGACATAGCAACACATTTAAAAATACAAAAAGGAATAATAGATTGGAGTGGAGATGTTAGAAGCAAACGAAGGACTAGAAAACATATTCGAAAACGCAGTTAAAGAGGCAGAGAAAAGACAGCACGAGTACGTTACGATAGAACATGTACTGTTAGCACTTGTCAAAGATGAGGCTATAGGCACAGTGCTACACGACTTCAAAATACAAGTTGGTGCTTTGATAAAAGACATCGAAGACTACCTAGATACTAAATGCAACGACATAATCACAAAGGGCAAAGAACCCATGACCCCAAGGAAGACTGCCTCTCTAGAAAGATTGATGAACAGGGCATTCACCCAGGCACTATTCCAGGGCAGACAGGATGTCAGTTCTGTGGACATACTAATATCAATATTTGCAGAGAAGAAGAGCTACGCGGCATTCTTCCTTAAAAAACATCAGGTCAACAAACAGGACCTCATAGACCTTGTGTCAACAGAGACCATACTGGATGAAGGCATGGCAGGCATGGGAGGCCCGGGAGAAGCAGGACCAGAGCAGAAACTGAGACCCAACCAAGCGGACAGGATACTAAAGAGTTACTGTGAGAACCTGAACCAGAAATACTTCGACAAGAAGATTGATCCCGTGATAGGTAGGGAGCAAGAAACGGAAGATCTAAAACAGATATTAGCAAGAAGGAACAAGAACAATGTTCTTATCGTTGGTGACCCCGGTGTTGGTAAGACAGCGGTGGTAGAAGGACTGGCAAGAAGGATTGCGAAGAACAAGGACGATGTGCCAGAATACTTGAAGGATCACATTGTTTGGAGCCTAGATGTCAACAGCCTTATAGCGGGCAGTAAATTCAGAGGTGACTTCGAGGAGAGATTAAAATTGATTGTAAACGCATTAGATCAAAAAGGCAAGTCAATCTTGTTTATTGATGAAGCACACATGATAGTGGGTGCTGGCGCAACTGGTCAAGGCAACAACATGGACATGGCAAACATGCTTAAACCTGCACTGCTAAAAGGTTCAATAAAAGTACTTGCATCAACCACTTGGGAAGAATACAGGAAATACTTTGAAAAGGACAGAGCATTGATGAGGAGATTCCAGAGACTACAAGTGGGAGAACCCAGCAAAGAGACAGCAGTGAAAATATTGAAAGGTGTGAAGCAATACTACGAGAAGTTCCACAACTGCACGATTACCGATGAGGCCTGTGAGGACGCTGTGGACTACTCCACTAAATTTATCGCTGACAAGAAACTGCCAGACAAGGCCATAGATGTGATTGATGTAGCATGTGCTAGATTGAGACTGAATGGAGTAAAAGATGGTAAGATAGATCATGAAGAGATAATACATGAGATATCTGTCATGACAGGTATAAGCATTGAGCAATTGAGTCAAAAGCAGGCAAGTAATTTAAAAACTTTAGAAGAGAAGATGAAACTGCAGGTTTACGGACAGGACAAAGCAATCAACACTATTACAGACAAGATTTTAGTTGCCAGAGCAGGCTTGAAAAGCCTTACAAAACCAGTAGGATCATTCTTGTTCCTAGGACCAACAGGATGCGGTAAGACTGAGACTGCAAGACAACTGGCAAAAACACTAGGTGTTGAATTGATAAGATTTGACATGTCAGAATATCAAGAAAAACATTCTATCGCAAAACTGATTGGATCACCTCCAGGTTATGTGGGGTATGAAGACAGCAACATGGGTGGTGGTATGTTCATCAACGAGGTTGAGAAGAATCCACACGCAGTAGTTTTATTTGATGAGATCGAGAAAGCACATCGAGATGTGTCCAATATGCTATTGCAAGTGATGGATTATGGTACTGTCACAGGTTCAAATGGCAAAAAAGCAGACTGTAGAAACATCACACTTATCATGACTTCTAACCTGGGTGCAGAAGCAATGGAAAGAAACAACATAGGTTTTGGACCAAGTGAAAGACAAGGTGAGGATGATAATGCACTCAAGAAGTTCTTCCCACCAGAGTTTAGAAATAGGCTAGATGCTGTTATTAAATTTGATAAACTTGCAGAACCTACAATGAAGTCAATTGTTAAGAAGTTCTTGTTAGAATTAAACACAATGACCATTGAAAAAAATGTAGAAGTAAATGCAACAGATCCAGCAATAGACTATTTGGTCAAAAAAGGATTCGACGCCAAGTTGGGTGCGAGACCACTACAACGTGTGATAGATGATGAGATCAAGAAACCGTTGAGTAAGATGATGTTGTTTGGAGAACTTACAGAAGGAGGCATGGTAGAAGTCAGCCTAACCACTGACAGTGACCCTAAACTTTCTGTAAACTTTAAAGCAAAAAAAGTTATTGAACAATTCAAGCCAAAGGTATCGGATGAGAAAACATCACAATAGATTATACTACGGCAAGTATAGGTATAAAACAATTTTCAAGATGCCGGGCAGTATACAATTTTATCCTACCACCAACGAACATTTGATTTCTATTAAGAAAAGGCATTACGATGCTTCGGACATGGTCTATCTTGCTAATTTCATAATGCAAAACAGAAACAAAATGAAATTCAGATTCCAGGATAGAAAATCAATGTTTTATTCAGATAAAAAACTTGCACAACAACTGATAGAACAATATTGGGATTATTGGATAGGATCCGAAACTGTTGATCCAAAATTTACAAAATTAGACAGGAACACAGTTGGTTGCACAAGATTGCCACACGGCAAATATCAATATCAAGTGTACCTCAAAAAAGATGCACACCTGCATATAACAAAAGCACAGAGAGATAACCTTAGGGAATTTTTGGAACGCAACGTGGACCACTGCTTGGTGCCAGGTTATGCTATAATGAATTATCTAGAGGACAAGTGTCCGTACTGTTTTGGTGGATATTTCTACGTGACAAAGGAACAATTTATCACTCCCATATACATGATGGCACAGGAGGCCATAGACAAAGTAATTAAATTTAGAAAGGTAAAAAATGGAAGCAATAAAAAAGTTACGAGATAAGAAGATATTCAATGACCAGAGTATTGTTGAGAGTATGATACCAAAATATTGGATGGGATCTCCAGTCATAAAAAGAAGCCTGTTGAGGGTACGTAAAGTACGAGAAGATGACTGTGTCTGTGAAGAACTAGGTGAAGCAGACGGCAAGGCCTACAAGATCAAGTACATCAACATACTGACTGTGGACGGACAGGAGCCAAATGAACTGGCCGCTGTGTACGGACTGGGTCCAAAAACAGCAAGATTCAAGAGACGCAAAAGCGAATAAATAACAACGATGGCACAGACAAGTACAACATTATCAGGTGAAGTTTCACACAAAATCGATATCACAGGCACGGATATAAGCATATCTACTAGCGGTTCGATATCATCTACTTCCACAGTATTGACAGGAGCAGGCAAATTGGCTGTGAGAGATCTAGTAACAATTTCTGGAACGGCTAACAACAACAAAACATTCACTGTCAAAGCGGTAGTTTCAACAACTGAATTCACGGTTGAAGAAACAATATCGGCAAATGATAACGCAGATGGTTCTACTACATTCACATTGGACCACACAGGTTTTGTAACAGACAAAGCCAAAGGTGACGGATACTATTCACAACCAGACGGTGTACACACCGTTGCATATCATCCAGGTGCCACAATAAATGATGATTCAACTATTGGTTTGATCATGCAGGGAACACTGGCTACCACTCCAACAGAGGATGATTGGTTTGATATATCTGGAACAGAAATCACTGATGCATCACTGGATGGATCGACATTGGCTTTCCATGCCAATTTCACTGGCAATTTTGTTTGGGTAAGAGCAAAAGTTTCAGGAATGACTGCTGGTGCAGTGACAAAAATCCTATACAATCACTAAAAAAGTCGCATAAACACTAGATTCTAGCAAGATCAACTCGAGTTGACACATATGCGTTCCGTGTTATAATAATAACATGAACGACAAAGATATAGAAAATATCAACACAGTTGATATCAAGATTACAGCGGAATCCGTTGATGCTCATGTAATGTGCCTCAAAGAGAACGGATACAGAGTTCTCAAAAAATCATCAATCTACACGAACTACATAATGTACTTTTTATTGGGTGGATTTATCATAGGAAGTATGTTGGCATGAGTAGATTAAGAAACTTACTGCTTTCAGGTGCAATGGCAACTACCCTAACTGCCTGCGGTGGAGGCGGAGGTGGTTCTGGCGTTGGAGCAGTAAATGATTTTGTACAACAAGATTTATCAAATTTATCTGGATCAAGTTCTATTGTAAGTTCTTATTCAAGTTTATTATCAACTTTTCAATCAACAATATCTGGTGGAGACTACGGTGCATTACAGGCCGTAATCACAGGACCTGACGCAGAAGATATTTCAACTGCAAACACATTATTAGGACAATTACAACAAGCAGAGGCTCTTTGGGCACAATCAGAAACATTAATTGCAAGTCAAAACAACGCAGACAAATACAAAATTTACAATTCAGCATCTTACAAAGAAGCATATGCGGCCATGGTATATTTGAGAGATCACGTTAAACCTATCATAACAAGAGTATCAGAAGGTAAAACAATTACATTAGAGCAATTAAACAAGGTTGCAAAAGAGGACAAAGCAGAAGAAATTATTACACAAGAAAAAAATAGTACGGCAGTTGAATATGCTAATGCAAAACAAGTTGTAAGCACAGAAGCAAAACAATCAACAGAAGAAACTTACAATCAAACAGAAGATGGTACTCCAGTTGAGGACTTTTCAAACTCTACATGGGAAACAATCGAAGGACAGGGTGGTAAGGAAAAAAGAACTGTTAAAGTCACTACCCCACAAACAAAAGTTGTAAAAACAAAAACTTGTACTTGGACCGAAACAACAAAATTAAGTGCCGATGGTACAAACGTGACTCAAACCACCCCAAGTTGTAGTATAGCAGAAACAAGAACAGAACTATCACCCAAGGTAGAAGATGTAGTGCAATATCAAGAAGGATCTAATCCTGTTGTGACTACAGAAACACTTGCAGACGTTGTGAGTGATCCAACAACAGAATGGAATTCTGCTTATGGAACAAACGGTACTCTAACAACGACAGTGAAAGTAAGCACAACGGCAAATAACGCAGAAGTTGTAGCAGGGTCAGAATCGACTGCAACGGTAGATTATACAAAAACAAGAACAGAAGCAACAGGAACCAAGAACCAAGTTTGGGTGATTGTTGACAATTACACAAAAACAACAGTGACTAAACCTGCAGTTTCAACAACTTCAGATAATGTTGTCTACAAGGATACAAAAACAAAACAAAAGAGAACTTGGACTATAACAACAAAGAGGAAAAAAGTTACATATAAAGATGGCACATCAGAAATCATAGAAACACCACAAGCAAAAGTTTACACAGATTGGCAAACTATACAAACCGAAGTTATAGAAAGAACTGTTAAAGAAAATGAAGTATCATCTAACATATTCTTAACACCAGACATCACAGACACTTTCGTTTCACAAGCAAGTAAAACATTAAAAAATAATGCGTACACGGATGACGATGAGGACTTAGGTACTAAAACAGTAGGATTGAGTAATAATGCCGATGACTTTAAAACAAACGAATTCAACAAAGATACGAGTAAAACTATTATCAACGCCGACAAAGCCTATGCTAGAGGTTGGACAGGTAAAGGTGCGGTACTTGGTGTAATTGATTCATATCAACAAACAGATCACGAAGCACTGAACGGCAAATACAAATGGTACAACAACTATGTTAGATACGAAGACGGTACTAAAGATGCAAACGGAAATGAACTAGGCACAGTTGCAAACGGTGGTAAGAACATATCACATGGTACACACGTGGCAGGTATTGTTGCAGGTAAACGTGATGGTACAGAATTCCATGGCGTGGCCTTTGACGCAGAATTGGTTGGTGCAAACATTGACTATCATGGATCAGGTTCAGCACACATGAGTTATGCTTCGCAGGCCTTAGAAGACATCACAAAATTAAAAAGCACTACTGCACAGGGTGGCGAAAACATGAACATTGTTGCAGTGAACATGAGTTTCAACAAGACTAATGCAAACTTTCATTATGGTACGGTTACACAGTTAAGTGACGGCACATACTCAGCACCTAAGATTACAGACACTATGACACACAGTGGTGGTGGTGCACAGTACTGGAAGGTGGCAACAGACAACGACATAGTGCTTGTGAACTCGGCAGGTAACGGTACATATGTAAACGGTTCAATGAACTACGACTACGCACTGGATCCAGGCATTTGGGCAACACAGGTAGACAACAATGGTGACCTAGTACTGGGTGGCAAGATGATCATCGTAGGTAACTGGGGTGGTACAAAAGCAGATGGACAGGTTGTAGGCAGTAAAGCAGGTCACGTGTGTTTGGACATTGTGAACAATGCCTGTAATGACACATACAAAACATCAGACTTCTACATACTAGCACCAGGTAATTCAGTTTACTCAAGTGTACCAGGTGATGGATACTTGACAATGGGTGGATCAAGTATGGCGGCTCCTCAGGTTACAGGTGCAATAGGTATACTACATCAGATGTGGCCTCACATGAAAGGTGAGAACCTAGTTAAACTTGTACTGAACACAGCCGACACAAACATCAACGGATACGATGTTAATATACACGGACAGGGTATGTTGGATCTGGATGAAGCAACACAACCGCAAGGTGCAATAGGTATTCCAACTACAGGCAGAGTGGATGGCACATTGACTTCACTTAACAACACATACTTCGCAACAGGAAATACAAGTGCATTCTCAAGTTTAGCAAACTTAAAAATTATGGTCATTGATGACTATGACAGAGATTACTACATGAACTTGGGTAGTGGAATGTCAGTCAAAGACAACAGAAAGTATTCAGATATCGATATGCTGATGTCAAACAACAACACTTACTTGCCCACACAACAGATGTATGGATCATTCACACAAGGTGGACAGTACAATTTACTTAATAATTACAACTTTGGCTTTTACACAGGTGAAAACGGTGCTGGTGATTACTCTGCAAACATTGGTAAAAACTTTATGTTACACAAGAATCTTAAACTAAAAACAAGCATAGGACAGATGAGTGAGCAAGAAACATGGTTAGGTAATTCATCGGACGGTGCATTAGGTGTAGGCGATAACAACACCACAAACTTCGGAAACCTAGGTGTTGAATATGCAATAGGCAACAATGTATTAAGTCTGGACTACACAAAAGGCTTTACAGATATAAACACAACAGATGGTAGCATGATTAAAAACTTTTCAGACATAGAATCTGAATCTTACAGGTTGGCTTATGAAATACACAAAGATAAGCACACAACTTTCGGTTGGTCGTTCTCACTTCCAAGTCACATAACATCGGGTTCGATGGACTTGGAAGTAGCCGAAAGTGTTAATTTAGATGGCACGATCAATTACACAGACATCAGCAGTGATCTTAAACAGTCTACTAAAGAGAAGAACTTAGGTTTCTTTTACAGCAAGACACCGGATCATGATCTAGATGCAACATTCAACTTCACAGCAGAATACAGACAGGACGTATCAGGGCAGAACGGACAAGACGGTGTTAATCTAGCAATGAACTATGTCAAGAAGTTTAATGGTGCTTGTGGATTTTTGTTTTGGAAGAACCCTAAATGTTATAACGCAGATGGTTCTAAAAAAGACATGAAGGCTATGTATGCCGACCAAGGCAAAGAGATAGATAATTTAACAAAACACGGACTTGTATACGACCTAGAAACAGACAAGTTTGTGCCAATCAAAAAATAATGCAAAAAGAAATACACAAAGAAGATTATTTTGGCACTCTGATGAGTATACTAGTTGACGAATCACGTAGAATGATGCCAACATTCAATCCCACAAAAGAGTCACACAAGATACAGAATGATATGTGCAAGGCAGGAACTTGGTTGGATCAAGTGCCAGCAAACACAATAATACAATCTGAACCTCAAGAATCAATAAAGAAATTACAAGCAGGTGTGTTGCCAGAATACAGAAGATTAGCGGCCGATCTAATAGAACATTTCATAAAAGAATTCAAGACACAGGGCGGAGATGATGCTAAAATAAGAGAACACTTTGAAAGGATGTACAAATGGAAACAATAGAAATTACATGCACTAACAACGGCAAAACAAAAACAGCCGAGGTGTTAGTTCAAAACGACAAGTACATAAAAGTAGTGCTAGAAGGTACTCAGATATCAATTGAAATGTTCAGAGATACTGTAAATATTCCATACACAGGACACACAGCAGGATTAGAATTTGAATGGCAACAGAAAAACTAAAATTTAAACTAGAACTATACGCAACCATGTGGGATAAGGCTCCTCATGTAGAAATAGTAGTGGATGGTAAAAGTTACTACAACGACGACATCACTAGCACAGATGACAACCCAACACTGATAGAATTTGAAGCAGAAATTGAGGAGGGAAAGGAATGTTCTCTGATCATCAAAAGATCCGGCAAGGGTAGAAATCAAACTGTTGTCAACGAAAACGGAGACCTGCTCAAAGATCAACTATTAAACATCAAGTCCATAGAGATAGATGAGATAGACATAGGTGGATTGGTGTATGAGGGCATCTACACTCCACAATATCCAGAACCATGGGCAACACAACAACGTGAGTCTGGCACAGAGCTGAGAGAATCTTTTAAAAACGTTACAGAGATGGGTCATAATGGAGAATGGAAATTCAAATTTAGATCACCATTCTACATGTGGCTATTAGAGAACCTTTATTAATATAAATATGCTTGTATGAGAGCATCACAATTCATTAAAGAACAAATAGACTCAGACGCTGTAAACGAGCTGGATACCTACATCATGAACAATGAGGACCTGTATCGTAGACGTTTTATGCCCATTATATCCAACATCAGAAGAAAATTAAAGAAGAATGTGTATGACCATGAGAAGGCACAGAAACTTTGGATGTACCTGATTGATGATGCCGCGAAGGAATACGTGAAAGAACATGGCTCTACACAGGACGATGTGGCATCAATGTTTCCTAAAGAAACAAGAGAACAATTAGCAAGAATCATTTCAGACAGAGAACTAGAAAATATTAAACAAGGCGAATACGATGTACCTCAGGGAACTGTTTCTTAGGGAGGACGATCGAGCAACAGCAGTCTTTGCCTTTGGCCGATTCAATCCACCCACAATAGGACACCAGAAATTACTAGACAAAGTCATTTCCATGACTAAACAAGTTAATGGAAAAGGTTATGTATTTTTAACACACACACAAAACAATAAAAAAGATCCTTTGACTTTCAAAGAAAAGCAGGATTACATGAAAATGTTCTATCCTCAACTGGCAATAGGAGATGCTGGTGTCAAAACAATCATACAGGCATTACAGAAGATCCAGGCAGAAGGCCGGACAAGAATTGTCATGATCGCTGGCTCGGACAGGGTAATGGAATTCCAGAAACTATTGAATCAATACAATGGTAAACCAACCAAGGCCGGTAATGTCGAATACAAGTTTGATTCCATTGATGTTGTGAGTGCTGGCGAAAGGGATCCAGACCAGGAAGGTGCCTCAGGTGCCTCGGCATCCAAGGCCAGAGAACTTGCGAACAAAGGACAAGAACATGAATTCAGCAAAGTGATAATGGGTGGAAACACTGGTAAAAAATTGTACAGTATACTACAAGATAGACTTGCGGAGCAGATTGACGAAAACAACAAAAAGTTGTATAATGAAGATATGACAGATGGTAAACCAATTGTATATCTTGACATGGACGGAGTCCTAGCAGACTTCTTCGGTGGTGTGGAATTCCTTTATGGTGTCGAACACTGGAAGGAACTGACGAACGACAAAACAAAAGATTTGAAAAAACAAGTGATTGACAGAATCACAGGTACTGATTTCTTTGCAGTGTTGCCAAAGTTTCCAACAGCAGACGCACTGATCGATATGGTCAAGAAATTCACAGGCGGAAAGTTCAGCATTAACACTTCTCCGTTGAGAGGAGATCATGAGAACAGTGCCAAGTATAAAAAAGTTTGGATATCAAACAACATAGAACAACCAGATGAAATAATAGTGACAGGTAGAAAAGAATCTTATGCCAAAGACAAAGGCACAGGTACACCAAACATACTGATCGATGACAGACCAGTCAACATACAGAAGTGGCAGGCGGCCGGAGGTTACGGAATACTATATCAAGCAAACAGAGACTCACTAGAAAAAGTCAAGAAAGGATTAGAAGACTATGCCAAAGTTTAGCGGAATCAATAGACCATATGCGTCTGGAGACATAGAGAAAACACCACAGGAAAAACAAAGAGAATTAGACGACAAGATGAAGGCTTTTCTGGCAAAGGGTGGCAAGGTTGAGAAAGTCAAAGCACATAAACCTACAAAAGAACAATTAAAAAACTGGACAATATAAGTGGACATTGAAGAATTAAAAAGATTAGCAGGTATAGATAATCTGCCCAAAGAAGATTCCATGGGTGAAAATCTTTCCTACATCGGCACTGCAAAAGCAGAGTATCAGCGAAAACACAACATAAAAGCGGGTACACCCGAGTGGTTCAAACTGTGGTTCGCACAGCCTAAACTCACTGGTGAGAACCCAATACCCAAAAACAAATAAATACTCGCAACATGCGAGCCTTAGAATTCACAGAAACGAAATGTCCTAGAACAAGAGCAAAAGAATGCACTTGTGAACAAATCAGCACGATAACAGAAGCAGAACAGACAGTGGTAGCACAATGCACACTTGAACATTCTGACGCTGTAAAGGGCACTATATTGCTTATGCAGGCACCAAATACACCTACTCTCATCAAAGGCACAATCACAGGACTGGAACCTGGATTGCACGGATTCCACATACACGAGTTTGGAGACATGAGTGATGGTTGCAAGAGCATGGGCGGACATTATAATCCAGATGGAGCAGACCATGGAGACATCAACGAAGGACACGTAGGTGACCTTGGCAACATCACAGCAGATGAATCTGGTATAGCGAAGTTTACCATCGAAGCAAAGAGGGTTGACTTGATCGGAGAACGTTCCGTTATAGGTAGAGGATTCGTGGTGCATGAAGACGAAGATGACCTAGGCAAGGGCGGAGACGCAGAAAGTTTGAAAACAGGAAACGCAGGTGAAAGATTGGCCTGTGGTGTGATCGTGACCAGATCAGAAGACATGACAGAAGTTGCTCCTCCGGGCAAGGAGAAGATGGTCAAAGGACTGAAGAAAAAATTCAAGAAAGATAAATCAGCACCCTACGCCATTGCGTGGGCGGCACACAACAAGGCAAAGAAAAAATGAAGTTCTTAATATTCAATGGCAGTCTGAAGCCTGATGCAGAGTCAAACACGTTCGCAGTGTGTAAGATGTTGCAGTTGGCTTTTGAAAAACTAGGACAGGATTGTGAGATCATCACACTTCGTGACTTAAACTATGAGGGCTCGACCGCGGACATCGACGATGAGCTCAAACCAGAGATAATGAAGATATTCAAGGCAGACGGTGTGGTATTCGCAACACCCATATGGTGGAGTGGACACAGTTGTCACATACAAGGCTTGATGGAAAGAATGGATCCCATATACAACTGGTCCAAAGAAAACAAACATCAGCCTTTCTACAACAAAGTATTTGGATCACTGGTATCGGGTGGCGGTGACGGATTCCAGAAGATACATGGGAATTTATATTCTTTCGCTTCCAACTTTGGATTGACTATCCCACCAAACTGCAACGTCGAATCAAAAGCACAGGGAATGGACGAAATAACGCAGGACGATGACACAGTCGATCAGGTAAAAAATTGTGCCATCAACATGGTCACATGGGCACAGATTTTAAAAGACGGTAATCCGGCCAAGGACGGAAGACACGGAACTATAGACGTCAACAAAACTGACAAATAAATAGCAGTATGATAAAAGAAGCACTTGTTAAAAAACTCGAAGGTGACGTAGAAGTTGCAAAGGCAGATCTAAGGACTTTCCTGGCAAACCCAATCGGTGTTGCAGAACACATCGACTATACGGTTACAGCAGAAAAGAAACTTGAAGCACTCGCAGACGCAATAGACAAACTTGAAGCACTGAAAGATCTGTAACATGAAGATCAGGGAGGTACTTGCTACAAAATACGTACACCCGGACGTACTCACTCAACTGAAAAAGATTGAGAAGAGAATGACCGGTAAAAGAAGAATGGGGTATCACTCCATGATGGCGTATCCTTACAGGGTGGAAGGCTGGTCAAAGAAATACAAAAAAAGTATTAATTGTAACAATCCAAAAGGGTTCTCACAGAAGGCCCACTGTGCGGGGAAGAAAAAATGAAGATACGAGAATTCATAATAATGCCACACACGGCAGACACAATGGGTCTCATACACAAACCCGGAACAGGCCCAAACAACAGATTTGGTTTTAAAAATCATAGCAACAACAAAGCAAACGAAAACAAAATTAAACTATCAACAGATCCAAAATATTTTGGTGCAGTTGGTGTAGAAAAATATAATTCAAGTGGCTTACCAGTTATGAATGTTCCTATCAAACAATTGATTGGATTTGAGCCAGAAGACAAAATGAGTGATCCTAAGAGCATAGAAAAAGTGAATCAAATCGCAAAGGCTGTGCAAAATAAACAACCTATGCCACCCATACTTGCAAGGAAACACAAAAACGGTTATCAAGTTATAGACGGACATCATCGTTTCTGGGGGCAAAGGAAAGCAGGTGCCAGTTCCATAAAGGCAAAAATTGTTCCACCACAAGACATAGAAGAAACTGCAGGTGTTGGCATAGTAACAAAACAGAACGCAACTAAAGATGTTCCTGTAGGCGGCCAGTACATGAACGTGAAGAAATTGAAGTTGGACTGGAGAGAGTTTAATGAGAACTTCGCGGATGGCAAGAAGAAGGGCAAGAGCAGACCCGGACGTGTGAAACGTTCAGGTGCCAGTTGCAACGGCTCTGTCACGTCATTGAGAAGCAAGGCCAAAAAAGCATCAGGTGAACGTGCAAAGATGTATCACTGGTGTGCCAACATGAAATCCGGAAGAAAAAAGAAATAATAATTACATGTACTATGAAGTACATTCTATTGCTGGCATTCGAATACAAACACTACAAGAAACCTGCTATCATAGAACTGTTCGCTGATGATCTGCTCATAGACAGCATTGAGTTGCATGAGTCGATAGGTCGAAAGAACGGTGAGTTGGTGCATCCGTATCATAACGCTGAGCTCTCTGAGCTCTGGCCTAGGGAAGTAGCAAAATCAAAATCCGGTTGGGGAACGAGTAGGTGGGAGTGCAAATTTCCAAAGTATGGCAAATGGAAACACTGGGACGACAAGTGGTCAGTGTGCGAAAAAGTTTTCACATTTGAGATAGACGACAGTATGCTCAAAAACAAATTAACGCTGAATGTGATCAATCATAACAACAACAACTACACAAACGGATTTATGTCAAAGGCCTCGTCTTTCCAGTTTGACATGGTAGCACTACTACCTAAGAAATATTTCGAGGACATAAGTCTTGTGGACAAGGAACTGCCTGATGTACTTGGCCGTAATCATGGAAGATCGAGCCCTTATGATCATGACACCGTGCAAGATTGGAGTTGGCCTGGTCTCCGGAATCAAACAAAATATGATGCTGAAAAAGACGATTGGGTCCAGGACGGAAAAGAAGATTTCGTTGGCAATATGCTGACCATGGGAGATTCGTTCTGTTATGAATACTATCTGACTGATTGGAATGGCATAAAAGTCATAAGACCCAAGAACGTCAGTGATCGCTTCTTAAACGAACTGTACTGCTTCATGTGTCCTGTATTTTTAACTTATATGCTGAAGGCAGGACTGAATAAATAACAATAGAATGAAAATCAACGAAGTAATCATCAAGAGAATACAAGAGAATGCAACCGCAGGTGCCACAAGTTCGGGCAACATAGCATCAGTAGTATCACCACACATAGCGATAGGCAGAGACAGATTCAAGAAATCATACACAGGCACCCCTGGTAAGTCAGGCACAAAAGCACCTAAGTTGCCCAAAATAGTACAACACAAGAACCCAAATGGCACAGCCAAAGGTGCACACGCACTTCCAGGCGTGAGCCTGTTCGGTGGACCGGGTATAAGAAGATAATGAGCACACTGGTTCTAAAAGAGGAATGGGCAATCAAGTGTAAGAACTGCGGTTGCGACTCACACTGCGGCAAGGAGTGCAAAAGGAAAGAAAAACACTACCCTGTAGACGGATATTTCGAGTACGACATAGAGGTGTGTCGGCAGTGTAGATGTGACGCCTGCCAAGCATAAATACTGACACTATGAGATTCCACGAATTTAAAGAAGACAAAGGATCAACGTTAGCATCAAGAACGATCAGCAGATACGCTGATGAGATTGGTTCAGACAGCATGGACTATGACATGTTCAAGAAGTCCGCTGAGTTGTTGGACGCTGGAAAGTTGAAATCACTGGCACAACATCTATACTATGCTGACACATCTCCAAGGGAGTATGTGATGAAAGTTATTTCAAAGAAAGATCCAGAAACTTTCAGGAAGATGTATGGTGACCAGGAAGGTTACTTCTCTACCATGGAACCTGTTAAAGATCTTGCAGATTCAGAGATAAACGAAGGCGCTGACTTCTACGGCTACTACAAGGACAAGGAAAAGGGCTATTGGTCATATCCCAAGGGCATGAAGTTCAACATAGGACACGTCAGCAACGTGACGGCTAGATCAATACTGGGATCACTGGGACTTGAAAGAGATTTCGAGAACACCAGTCCATACCCAATTGACGAATTCCTAAAGGCCACGGACGCCTTCCTACGCATCAACGCACAGGACAAAGATTCTGTGGAGTACGACAACGTGGAAGCGGTACACCAAGAAGCCACAAGATTCAAGAAAGAACATCCAGAAATAACACACGTGGGATTCAACTAGGATGAAGTTCGAGGACATCCACGAACTCATGCAGAAACCGGAAGTGAAACCGGACACCTACGAGGCCGGCATGGCACTGAACCAACTGCTGAAGATAGGCACACACGCGATCAAGATACACAACATGATCAAGGACGACCAGGAGATGGAGGCATGGGTGGCCAAGAAGATCGACCTGGCATCAAACTACGTGAAAAGTGTACACGGTTACACCGCTGGCGAAAAGGCGGGCACCTACGATGACGCGGGCATGACCGAAGACGCGGACTTTGATGCGGAGGCGTGGTCTAACGAAAAAGTAGAAGACCATGGACTTGAACTTATGCGATTGGCGAAAGGACAACCTATAGATATACCGGCTTGGGACAGTTATTACGATGACATGGATGATGGAAGACCACTTAATGACCTAGATGCAAACGCAAGGGCAGATGACACAATCGGAGGAGAAGTCACGGGAGCGATCAGAGATCATATGGCTGATATTGAAAAGGCAGGCTATATAGGAGACACTTTAAAATTTAAACCAACAGCAGACACAATCAAATACGCACAGAACATAGTAAACTCTCCGGAGTTCAAGAAAGCATTCAACAGCACGGAATCAGTTTCAGAGGACGCGGGCGAGGGACACATGAGCAAAAGCCAGTTGTACCAGACTGCCAAGATGTCAATAGAACTACTGGACATGATCAAAAAAGGTGATGACCTTGAGGGTTGGGTGCAGACCAAACTGAACCTAGCGGCGGACTACCTACAAGCAGTTTACCACTACGAAGACTACCAGAAGTTAAATCCATACAGGGAAGAACTAGACAGTTCATTGATGCAGAAACACGCAGGAATAATACAGAAACATCTAGACGAGATCTTGGAGAGGAAATGCAGGGCGGAAGATGTTGACACAAAACCAGGCATGATGAGAATATTAAAGAAAAGAGTAAACGAAGTTGAGAAAGAGATAGCCAAAGAGAACAGGAAAGAGACAAACGAAGGACCGTTGGACAGTATTAAAAAAGCATTCGGTACTGGGGCAAGAAAGTTAGGTGCCAAGGCGGCAGGTGCTGTTGGAATGAAGAAAACCGCGGCAGGTTTACAAGGCAGAGTTGATGTGGACAAGAAGTCAGCAGAACTAGATACAGCATTAGCACAATACGTTGGACAGCAAAGGGGAGACAAGAACAAGATTGCACCAAATATATTACAAGGATTCCTGCAGAAACAAGGCATTGATCAGAAGTACATGCAGTACGTGAAGGGTCCGATCAACCAACAACAGGCAGGTAAACTGATAGATAAAATTGCGGCGGACAGTTTCGCCGGAAAAGTTAACAGGAAGCAACCACAACCACAACAGGATGTAGCAAAATCAGTGGCACAGAGAGCCAATCAGATGAAGGGTGTGTTGGGACAACAAGGTGGATCGGCACAACAGGTCGCAAAAGGACTGGGCAAGGCGGCCCAAGGACAGAGAATGGATCCGGTACAGATCAAGCAGTTGGCACCATATGCCGCACAGATACAAAAGATAATGGCTGATCCTAAGTTGGCACAAGTTTTTAGACAGTTGATAATGAGGGCAAACAAAAAACAAACTGTCACAGCAGATGTGAATGAGATGGATTTGGATGAAGGCAAAATCAAAGACTGGGCAAAGAGCCTAGCAATGGCGGGTGTATTTGTTGCAGGGTTGGCAGGCGTTGGATCAATCAACGATGCAATCAACAACAGTGTGCCGGCAATACAGGCAATGAACACAGCACTAGAAATGGCAAAAGAGAGAGGCGACGATAATCTAGTGGCACAAATTGAAAAAGACCTGAAAGGTGCTAAATTGAGGCTTGACATAGGCAAGGATCTGAATCAAGTCAAATACCTACAGGACAAGTATGAGAAATTCATACAGACAGAGAGCCTGACATACGAGTCAAAACTGCAAATAAACCTAAATCAACGTCTTAAATAAACACGAAACAATTTATAAATACTCATATGGCAACAAAAAAATCAGCAGACACAAGTTTCAGGGATCTAGTAGCTCGTTTGAATGCTATGAATAATGTTACTCCAGAGCAGGAAAGACAAGCATTGATAGAATCTGTTGGACAAGCACCAAAAGTATTGGATGATAAAGAAGTTTCATTGGCTGACATTGCCAGACTAGCAGGCATCAAGGAGTATGTTGAGACAGTAAAACATTCTAAAAAAGCAGAAAAATTAGTAGAGTCTATCGTTGCTGAACCAAAAGCAGAATCTGTCATAACAAAAGCGATTGCAGAATCAGACGCAGATGATTCCATATCAACTTCTATCAAAAAAGAAGTGAACGAAGAAGTTAAAAGATTGGACAAGATTGCAGAACTAGAAACACAACTGGCAGAATTGAAAGCGGCAGAAAAAGAAGATGCCACCATGGATGACAAAGCATTCAGAGAAGTGTTCACAAAAGAAATCACAGAATACGTCAAAGAAGCAGAAGCAACAGATTTAGTGGAACTTTACAACAAGTTCTCAGCCAACGAAGTTGACATGAACGAGAATGCTTTTATTATTAGAACTCCAGAAACTACTGAGATCATAGCAGATGCAGAGAAGGCAGAAGCACCAGAAGAGGAAGTTATTGCAGATGCTGAAGTAAGTGAAAAAACTAAAGACTTTGTGGATTACGACAGAAACAAAGAAGAGCCACACACACCGGAAAAAGACGGTGAAGAAGAAGCAGAGGACAAGTCAGACGAGAAAGACGATGACGGTGAACTTCCTATGCTAGACCCAGAGTTCGATGACGAAGAAATGGGTGAAGAAGTAGAACTGCCCGCAGAAGACAAGTTCACAAACGACCTAGACCCATCAGAAAAAAAATAATCTAAAAAATTAAATATAAGTGTATGCAACTACACTTGACCGACAATAAATTCACCCCCAATCCCTACTGGAGTGAACGTATCACAAGTGTGTTTGCCTGTCCACCCAAAGACACAGTTGACCTGTTTGACCAGAATGGCTATGACCTTACTCGACTGGAACAACTATATGCTGTGGCCAACGGCGAAAATACCACAAAACACAGGGACGGGGAACACATCACACTACGAAAAACATGGTTCACTGCTGATTCCCCAGATTCTGGTCCACACATAAATCATGCTGTGATGTTCGAGAGGAAAGGGTATAGCGGAGACGCACTGCAACAACTGAAATCATGGGCAGACTACAGGCCACAGTTCCACAAACTGGTGTCGATGAAACCTAAGTGGGGATTAGATTTTTCAATAGACTACTGTGACAGGGACGGCAACGTGTTCGAACTGCTACACTGGGAGTATGACAGTTTCGAATACAACGAGATCGAGGACAAGAAGGCGCGGATGGAGGAGTTCCTCGTGAACCAGGACTGGGATGAAAGGGCAGAACAGATGCTGGAACGCAAGGAAGAATGGCACGGATTGGGCTTTTTCGAGCAGAGCGAATGGAAAACACGGTTCTTTGGTATAGACAAAGAACGTTTCAAGATGGTGCTGTGGAAATAAATACAGCATATGAGCTCAATACCCTATAACTATGGCAAATACGTTGATGACACAGTTAGACTGCGTGATCAGGGTACAGTAGACGCAGGCAAACAGATCCAGTCTCCAGCAAGTGCAGGTAGCAGGGGTTTGGCAAAAACAACACAATTCACAAACGACAGGACACAGATGCAGATGGGCAACTCACCGATAGCAGAATCAATGGTAGAAATAAGAAACATACTAAACAGGATCGACGGTGTGAACGTACCGGTGCAGGAAGACGCAGGCGAGAAGATCGCCAATATGGCACAGAACATGACCAAGGACCAGTTCATGGGTCATGCTGATGAGTTAGGTCTAACTCCAGAAGAGGCCGCGGAACACTACGAAAAGATGCAGGGCGGTGCACACGTGCCAACAAACGAGATCAACGAACTGGCGGACGACGACAAGATTGAATTCACGAAGGTGATGCTGGACATATCGCAGATCAAGGACAGGGTGGAAGCACTGTCTGTGGACGAGGATGCCAAGAGGTCAGCGTTGCAGTCACTGACAAACGCGGAAGAGGCCCTGGTGGCACTAGATGAATCAGTTTCAGAAGACGCAGGCGACAATTACTTTGATTATGAAAATCGTGATGAATATGCGGACAACATGGAGAAATACGGTGACGTGGACAAGACTCCGTTAACGCCACAGGAGAGACAGCAGTTCGCGAAGTGGTTGACTGCCACCGCAAACGAATATTTTGAAAGGGCTCTCGAAGGAGTGAATGAAATTGGCGATGATCCATATGACCTCGATGACGAACAGATAAAACTTCTTCCAAAAGTAAAGGAATTTTTACAACAATCACATGCCAAAGGCAACCTAGATCAATTCGCAGACGATGTATTGGATGTGGAGGAAAAATTCGGTGATGAAGATCTGTTAACGAATGATGATGGTTACTACCAAGCCAAGGATTTTTCACAACACGCCACGAACTATACGGCTGGCCTAGAAAAGTTAAAGAGCAAAGGTCAAGATTACACGGTCAAGACGATCAGAGGAGTGCTGGATTACATCGACGACGATCCACACATATCGTCGGCCATGTTGGTTTTCCAACAGGATTTCGAAGGCACGCCATTGCAGAGAAAAGTTTCAAGAGTACAGGCGTCCGAATCAGTTTCAGAACACGAGGACGAACTCAGCAGGCTCAAGGAACTGTCAGGCATCCAGGAAGACGACAACGAAACAAAATACTACGAATACACGGGCAAGGCATTCGCGATCAGACCCAGCGGAGAATCAGTCTGGGCCAACAAGGCCGATATCCCAGGCGTGATCAACGTGGAGTCCATCATGATATCACACTATCCTGACATGGATGACTACGTGGAACTCACAATGGAACACGACGGACCATGGGAGATCTACACGGACAAGGCGGTGGAAGCCGCACTGGAGAAGACACTGGGCATGCCGTCAGGATCCATCAAATGGTCAGAACAGGGACAACAGGAGAAGGGCAGGGCACACTTCGACGTGGCCAGCACAGCCATAGGTAAAGTGGCGGGTTCTTCAATGTTCAAACAAGTCCAAGCAGAAGAATCATTCAAACCGTTCCCAGAAGAAGACGAGATGACTTTCGAGGACGATGATGCGTTCTACGAAGCGTTTGGTGAACTGGGTTTCCCAGAAGACGAGAACGAATTGTTTGACGCGGAGTACAGAGGACGTAAAGTTCCGCTTAATAAACCAATGCGTGGTGATGTGAAGAAATTCAAAGTGTATGTCAAAGATCCAAAATCTGGCAACGTCAAGAAGGTCAACTTCGGACACGGTGGAAGTTCAGCCAGGAAGGCGGGACAGAAGACGATGAAGATCAGGAAGTCAAATCCAAAGGCGAGGAAAAGTTTCAGGGCACGTCACAACTGTGCCAACCCAGGACCAAAGACCAAGGCCAGATATTGGTCATGCAGGAAATGGTAAATGAAGATCACGGAAGTAGTTGGGATATCCGAAGCCGAATTTGAGAAATTGGCAGAGAAGAAGGACGCCTGCTACCACAAGGTTAAATCAAGATACAAAGTTTGGCCATCGGCCTATGCCAGTGGTGCTCTGGTCCAGTGTCGCAAGAAGGGTGCGGCCAACTGGGGTAACAAGAGCAAATGAGAATCACAGACGTAATCACAGAGAAGTGTTGGAAGGGGTACGAGAAGCGGGGCATGAAGACCATGTTCGGAAAACGTGTGCCCAACTGCGTCAAACGTGAGGACGTCGACTTCTGTGTGCGTTGTGGCGACATCATAATGGCAGAGACATTGAACGAGGACCTCAAGAAATGGTTCAAACAGAAATGGGTGCGTTTCGGTCCCAAGGGCAAGATCCGTGGAGCCTGTGCTCGTGGCAGTGAGAAGGAAGGCAAACCGAAATGTTTACCAGCCAAGAAGGCCTACGCTCTCGGCAAGAAGGGTAGGGCGAGTGCGGCTCAGAGAAAGAGAAGACAAGATCCCAATCCCAACAGGCGTGGTAAAGCCAAAAACGTCAAAACCAAAAAAAAATGAAGATCAAAGACATCACAGAAGGTCCTCATGATCCTTACACCCACAAGGCAATTTTTTTCGCTGGGTCTCCCGGTGCGGGCAAGACGTATGTTGCCAGGAGATTAGCAGGCACATTTCAAGGATTGAAACAGGTGAACATGGATATCTGGTTCAAGCGTCTCATGACAAAGAAAAACCTGTCTTGGAAAATGCCTCCCGAAGAAGAACCCGAGAGAGAAAGACAAAGGCAAAGATCAAAAGAATTGGTCGCCAAACAGCAACAGTCACACACCAAGAGTGGCCTGGGCTTGTTGATCGATTCAACCGGCAGATCATACGAAACCGTGCGAGATATCAACAAAGAGCTCGAGGACAAAGGATATGAAACGACCATGGTTTTCGTCAACACAGATCTACAGACCGCACTGCGTAGGAACAAAGAAAGGGAACGTACATTACCAGATGAACTAATACATCGGAATTTCAAAACCATTACACAAAATCTGGGAAGGTTCCGGCGTTTGTTTGATGATTTACACGTGATCAATAACTCCGATGATGACAGAGACACAGTGGATGACCAAATAGCACAAGTGGAAAAAGACCTTCGAAGGTTCTTGCGGTAAAATACTAGGCCACCAAGAAAAAATAATTTGCATTCCTTACAATTCTGTTATATACTTGTTGGATAACAACAGGAGAAACAAATGGCAGTAAGAAACTTCAACGACGCTGAGAAGCAGAAACTAATACAGATCATATCACAGGGCTCACAGGTACTGGGTGAGGTCGAGGACTTGAAAGGTGGATTGAAAGACACAGTCAAGGCAATAGCGGAAGAACTGGAACTGAAACCAGCACTTATCAACAAAGCGATATCAGTGGCACACAAGGGCAACTACCAGAACATCGCGGACGAGATGGACACGCTGGAGAGCATCCTAAACACGGCCGGCAAACTTTAATGTTGGCGAAAGTCAGATCATTCTGGCTTCGTAGTTTTGAGAGTGACAGGACGGCGTTCTACTTCGAACTCGTCAGTTTCATTTTCACAGTTGGAGCCAGCCTAACACTTGCGATCACAGCCTCGGATCCGGACATGACTATAGTGTATCCGGGATTCCTAGTAGGAGCACTCACACAATGTTATGCTTCATACAGGAGAGAAGCGGCGTTCGTGATGATGATCACTGGCTACTTCGCAATCATAAATGTCTACGGCTACGGCGTGGCAAGTTATTGGTGGTAAGATGAGTTACATAGACGCACTATACAAAAAAGACGAAGACAGGATATACGTTGTAGAACGTGATCCCAAGAAGGGTCGTGTGTTCGTAGAATACGATGCACGTTACGTTTTCTACTATCCAGATGCGAGGGGCAAACACAGAAGCATGACTGGAGAACCATTGCAGAGAGTGGTGTGTCAGACAAACAAGGAATTCATTAAGGAGCAGAGGATTAGGTCCAACAAGCAACTTTATGAACAAGATATCAATCCAGTGTTCAGATGCCTTGAGGAGAACTACCTAGGCAAGGAGACTCCCAAGTTGAACACCATGTTCTTTGATATTGAAGTTGACTTTGACCCTGAGAGGGGTTACTCAACTACAGATGATCCGTTCATGCCCATAACTGCCATAAGTTGTTATATGAGCTGGACGGATCAACTGGTCACACTTGCAGTACCTCCAAAGACAATCAGTATGCAAGATGCAAAAGTATTGACAGAGAGATTTTCAAATACGATGTTGTTCGAGAAAGAGAAAGACATGCTGGACGCATTCTTACAACTAGTGGAAGACGCAGACATACTGTCAGGTTGGAACAGTGAGGGATATGATATTCCATACACAGTTGGTAGGATACAGAAAGTGCTGAGTGGTGATGACACAAGGAGATTGTGCTTCTGGGGTCAAAAACCCAAGAAGAGAGTGTTTGAAAAATACGGCAGGGAACAGTTGAGTTTTGATCTGATCGGTCGGGTACACTTGGACTTGCTAGAACTTTATAGGAAATACACATACGAGGAGAGGCACAGTTTCAGACTTGATGCGATAGGAGAGCATGAGCTGGGTGAAAAGAAAACTGTATACGAGGGTTCCTTAGACAACCTGTACAAAAACGATTTTGGATTGTTCATAGAATACAACAGGCAAGATACTGCACTGTTGGCCAAACTCGAAAAGAAACTAAAATTCATAGAACTGGCCAATGAGATTGCACACCAAAACACTGTGTTGCTACAAACAACGATGGGTGCAGTTGCAGTTACAGAACAAGCAATCGTAAACGAAACACACAGGCGTGGTATGATTGTGCCTGGCAGGAAGTACAAGAAGGATGGCGAAGAGAACCAACCGGCGGCGGGTGCATACGTGGCCACTCCGCAAAAAGGAATACACGACTGGATAGGATCCATTGACATCAACTCACTGTACCCAAGTGTGATTAGGGCACTGAACATGGGACCGGAGACCATTATAGGACAGATAAGGCCTGTGATAACTTCAGCAGAGATCAACAGGGCCAAACACGCCAAGAAATCATTTGCGGCGGCTTGGGATAGCCAGTTCGGTAGTTGGGAGTATGTTGCGGTGATGAACAAGGAGAAAGGTACGGAAATAATTGTAGACTGGGAAGACAAAACCAGTGTGCGTATGAGTGCGGCACAGATGTATGAGATAATATTCGACGGCAACAACAAATGGATGTTGAGTGCCAATGGTACAATATTCACATACGAGTATGAAGCGATCATTCCAGGATTATTGAAACGTTGGTATGCAGAGAGACAGGAGATGCAACAAAAGATGCGTGACTGCGGAGACAACGAGATTGAGCGAGAGTATTGGGACAAGAGGCAACTTGTTAAAAAGATTAACCTGAACAGTCTGTATGGTGCAATCCTAAATCCAGGATGTAGATTCTTTGACATACGTATAGGACAAAGTGTGACATTGACAGGTAGATGTATAACAAAACACATGGGAGCCAAAGTGAACGAGATAGTCGCAGGCAAGTATGACCACAAAGGTGAGAGTGTTGTGTATGGTGACACAGACTCTGTGTATTTTTCAGCACACAAAACTTTAAAGAAAGAAATAAACGAAGGCACTATTCCATGGACCAAAGAATCTGTGATTGCGTTGTATGATAAAATTGCAGAAGAAGTGAATATCTCGTTCAAGGCATTCATGACAAAAGCATTCCACACTCCAAGCACAAGGGGAGAAGTAATCAAAGCAGGTAGGGAACTTGTTGCATCAAAAGGACTGTTCATCACAAAGAAAAGATATGCAGTGCTGTACTACGACAAGGAAGGCAAACGCACAGACGTGGAAGGCAAAGAAGGAAAAATGAAGGCAATGGGATTGGATCTGAAAAGATCTGACACTCCTGTGTTCGTACAAGACTTCTTGAGTGATCTTCTGTACATGGTGCTCACAGGAAAAGAAGAGAAGAATGTACTGGATAGAATAAGTGAATTTAGAGCGGAGTTCAAATCGAGACCAGGTTGGGAGAAAGGATCACCCAAGAGGGCAAACAACATGACCAAGTACACAGCGGCTGAAGAAGCCAAGGGTAGAGCAAACATGCCGGGACACGTGAGGGCAAGTATAAACTGGAACAGATGCAGGGAGATGTATGGTGACAAGTACAGTATGCCAATAACGGATGGTGCAAAAGTGATTGTGTGCAAACTCAAGAATAACCCAATGGGTTATACAAGCATCGCGTATCCAGTAGATGAGATGCGTATTCCGGAATGGTTCAAGGACTTGCCTTTTGATGGTGATGCAATGGAGTCAACTATATTGGATCAAAAGATAGACAATCTTATAGGGGTTCTGGGGTGGGACGTCCAATCAACAGAAACCAGTAATACATTCAACAAACTGTTTGAATTCTAAATAAGTGTATGCTGAGCATTGAAGAAATAAAACTACTGATCGAGAAACTAGAAAAGGTCAAAAAAGAGGACCTGCAGGCACTCATAGATTCAAATCTCAAGATACTAAAAGACATAGAGTTGGCCGTTGACGCAAACAACAAAGAGGTCATAGACAGACTAGACAAGACTCCGGAGTGGTTCCGTAGAGACATAGAACAAAAGAAATTGAAACCATTTGTTGATCCTGTAACAGAAAGAATGGTTCAAAGCAAGATATTCCAGTTTGCTAGAACAAACCTTTACAACAGTCTAGAGATTGGACCAGGCAACGGAATGTTTTCTATGGATTTTCGAACATGGAGGCTGAATTTCTTTGTTGACGTGTTATTGGACAGGGAAAAGGTAATAAGACAAAAATTCAATCCAAGACATCACAAGTACCTGAAATTTTGCACCACAACAAAGACCGACTGTTCATCTGTTCCACAGGGCAGTTGTAATCTAGTGTTCAGTTGGGACACCTTTGTTTTCTTCACACAACAGCACGTACAACAGTACCTGCATGACATCAAACGTGTGCTTATACCAGGTGGGTATGGATTCATACACTATGCAGACTGCCATTACGATCTAGAACTAGATCTCGCCAAGAGAGGCTACTGGAACTACAATACCAAGACCGATATGGAAAAGATGATAAAGGACGAAGGTTACGAGGTTGTGGAGATGAATCAATTCCGACCGGGTGCCAGTTATGCCATTTTCCGTAATCCTGGTAAACAAAATCCAGTTGTGTACAAAGTTTCTGAAATAACACTAGACTAAGATCTAAATATCATATACAATTAAAACATTATGATAGACATCTTAAAAGACATCGTTAAACATACGCATGGACTGGGATTCCTAGATCTTGTCAAAATCAGTGGTAGCACTGAGGAGACTGCAATTGATTCAATGGCAGAAGACAGATCCGTGATCCTACAAGGGTCTTTCCACAAACCACAATCAGAGATGACGGGTACTTTTGGTATGCCTCAGATGGGTAAGTTAGACATCCACCTGAAGTGTCCGGAGTACAAGGAGAAGGCGAACATAACTGTGTTGTCCGGTGAGAGAAACGGTGCAACTGTTCCAACAGGCATCCACTTCGAGAACGAAAAGGGTGACTTCAAGAATGACTACAGATTTATGAATGCCGAGATCATCAACGAGAAACTTAAGACCGTGAAGTTCAAAGGTGTTAAGTGGGACGTTGAGATCGAACCGAGCGTGGCAAGTGTGCAAAGATTCAACTTCCAAGCAACTGCAAACACAGAACACAACTCATTCGTTGTGAGGACCGAGGATGGAAACTTGATTTTCACTTTTGGTGATCAAGCATCGCATGGTGGTGAGTTTACATTTGCAACTGACGTTAAGGGCACACTTAACAAAGGTTGGAGTTGGCCAGTAGGACAGGTGTTACAAATACTTAAACTTTCGGATTCAGCAAAGGTCACATTACACTTCTCTAACGAGGGTGCGATGCAGGTCTCTGTTGACTCGGGGTTGGGCAAGTATCAATACATCATACCAGCACAGGCGCAATAATGACGACGAGCAATAACAAGCAGGAACACTTAGGGGAGTTGAGTAGAGACTTCGCGGTGTTCTTGCCTGCTATATCAAACTTCTACAACACGTTTATCAGTAAGCAGAGGGTATCGGAAGGCAAACACATATCAACAGAGAGAATACCACAGGGTTTTGAAAATGGTGTTGAAGGGTTGAACTTCTTGAATCCTGAACAAGGTATGTTCACATACCCAACTGCACTGTACTCGGCGGGACATGCCTGCTTGGACATGGAAAAGGTCAATGACAGGGATCACATGTTCGTAAACAGAGACAGGAAGTTCAGTACGATAGTGGGCGATTCCGGTGGATACCAGATAGGAAAAGGTGTTATCAAATTTGATTGGAAAGATTTCGAAGGTAACAAAGCAAACAAAGTGAGATCAGACATACTCAACTGGCTAGAACTTACTAGTGATTGGGCAATGACACTGGATGTACCCACATGGGCGGCAGACGACCTAAACAGTCCAAAGACAGGACTTACAAGTTTCCAAGACACACTGGACGGAACAATATACAACAACAAGTTCTTCCAAAAGAACAGATTGGGACAGACAAAACTTTTGAATGTGCTACAAGGCGATGACTGGAACACAGCACAGATATGGTATGACGCTGTCAAAGATTTCGAATTCGAAGGTTGGGCAATGGGTGGTATCAACATGTGTGACATGGAAGTCATGCTGAAAAGGTTGATCATAATGAGAGATGAGAAGAAACTCGACGGCAAGGACTGGATGCACGTACTAGGAACTTCACAGATGGACTGGGGGTGTTATCTTACACAGGTACAGAGACAGGTCAGAAAACATATAAATCCAAACTTCACGATCAGTTTTGACAGTGCATCAGCATTCTTGTCGACTGCAAACGGGTTGGTCTATACACACAACTCATTCGCCAATGACAGATTCTCATTTGTCATGGACAAGGCTCCAGATGATAAAAATTTAAAAGGATCAGACATACAGTTTCCATTTGACAGTGGCATCGGACGTAGACTGAAAATGAAGGATGTTTGTTGGTATGGTGAGAATGACCTAAATAAAAATGGCAAAGTTGGTGCAACCAGTTGGGACAGTTTCAGTTATGTGCTAATGATGGCCCATAATGTTTACAATCAGATCAGAGCGATACAGATAGCAAACGATCTAAACGATATAGAATCAATGAAATACAAGCCAGAGGTAAAACATTGGCGTAAAACAAAGGCATCGGACAAGACAGATGAACCAAGCATATACGTTCCAAGAAACATATTATATTTCAACACACTTGTTGAAGAAGTATTCACTAGTGAGAAACCAATGGAAGTCATAAGCAACGCATCAAGTTATCTAGCAGACATCAGAGGCAACAGATGGGCTAGAGCAACAGGCGGTGGTAAAGGCACAAATAACTTCAGTTCACTATTTGAATAGGAGGAAAAATGGCAAACTTAAACAAAAACAAAAAGATCACAAAAAGCAAGAAAATTAAAAAATTACACGATCATCATGATTACCTAAATAGAAAGGTAGCAGAACTTACCGAGGACAGGAAAAAAGACAGAAGTGAGGAAAGTAAGTCACTGTTGGTGAGGCTCAAAAAAACCAAACTTGCTATCAAAGATTCAATAGCAAGAGCCAAAGCCAAGTTGACAGGTTAGTCAAACCGTAATATAATAATAACATGGACCGAGATTACAAAACAGGCAAAAGCGATAGTGTAGGTATATTTTCAGGATTAGAAATAGAACACACTCCAGCATTTGGTAAACAGACATTGTTCCTTGCAAGGAATGATTTACTGTTTGATCATATAGTAGAACTAGCAAAACAGGTAAAGGCAGAAGCAATCTACTTTGGTGCCAACAGAAATTTCATGCACAATATAGCCAACACGTCACAATTAATTAAAAGATTAATGGATAGCGGTTATTGGTGCACAATAGACTATCAACACAGCGTACACGCAGAAGTCAAGGAGAGATTCAAAGACATATGGAAAGAAGAAAAGTTCATACCATTCTGTTCCGTGATATTCCCTGATTCGGAGGGTGACGACAACCTATGTATCAAAGTAGACGATGTGGACTTCAACAAAACCAATCCTGGAGTTTGGACCATGACAATGGATCACTTCAAGCAGTCAGCGGGATTCACCAGTTGGTCAGAGTACAAGAAGGATGAACCCATAGAGGAGGCAGATGCCAAGAAAGCAGTCTAAGGAAGATCTAGATTATAGAGAAGGTGTTGCAGTCTACAACGAATGGACGAGATGGAACAAGAAACTCGAGAAGATGGGTATGCACGGCACAGACTACTACATCAAAAGAGTCGAAGAGCTAGAAGCAAAAGTGAAAAAATTAGAAGAGAAACTAAAAAGGAAGGTTAAAAGATGAACACAGAAGAAATGAGAGACCAAGCACTTAAAGAACAGGC